GTGGGGGACCACTTAATTTGTTTGTGACACCCATTTTTACTTGTCGCTTTATTTATAGTTGCATTGCTTGATGCTGCGAGGCAGCTAAAACATGCCAGAGATGCCCATTTCTGGACTTCCCGGGACTTTTGTCGTTCTTGCTGGATTTACGCGGGTTTTGCGGCGATTTGCGACCCGTTCTCAGGGGTATTGACCGGCTTCTTGCACCGAATTGCGCCTTGTGGCATGTCATCCGCAGCAGGTGGTTGCCACGCTGCTATCCGTTAGGGAGAGCTAAAACCCAAACGAACACTGGTCATGGAGCAAGAATTGTGACGCGATCGCAGAGGAATGCAGCAGTTCTTGACGCTCTGCGGGCCCACACAAGGCGATTCACGGCAACCAGGGCTATCGCCCGCAAGGGTCTGATCGCAGAAGGTATCTACACACAGAGAGGGCGTTTGCGGGCTGAGTTCGGCGGGTAACCAGTAAGCCCGGCCCGCGTCCGCTTCATGGATTGGGTATTCCCGGTCGCTGATAAACGGGATAAGCGTCGAAAGGCGGAGCGCCCGCTAGACGCCATGCCGCAGAAGCGGTGTTTTATAGGAATAGATCGGGAAGTCCGGTATGGCGGCAACGCGGTGGCGCGATCCCCTGACTGTGTATCGCCTCGCATCCCAATCGATTGACGCCTTAGGCAGCAACCCGAATGCGTCTCTCCAAAAGTGCTGCGGCTTCCCTATCGGCGTCGAACCATCGAACGCTTGCCACATAACACCTATGTCGTAAGCGTCGCGCGGCAATGGCCTTGTGTGGATGCAATCGTCATCCTGTGGATTCACCGCCCCACCTCCTCATCCTCTCCTATGTCAGAGACGGAGACGGGCTGCGATGCCTGCGCTGACAGCACGGCGGCGAGGATGGCGAGGGAGAGGCAGCCACACGCGTTTGATCCGTAATGCGGCCCATCGTCCGGCCCATGGTTTATGTTGATCGATGCACGGGCAACCCCATACACGGTTGACATGTCGTACTCCCACCCCTCCGGCACGAGCATAAGCGCCGCGCCTATGAACGCGGGTTCTGTGTTGATGCGGAGAAGGGCGGCAAAGGTCGCCTGCCACACAAACCATGCGTTTGCAGATGGAGTGTGATCCGAAGTTGCTGGTTGCGGCTTAACGATTTCCTGCGCTTCGAGCAGCAACGCCTTTGCCTCATCCGGCCCCGCTGTCCGGCAGCGTTCGAGTAGGTCGGTCATGCCGCGTCTCCCAAGATATGCCGTGAGATAACTTCTCCTGGGTCCTTGCGAAGTGATGCAATTTTGGTTGCGCGGCACACTGCCGCGTGCATCCCCTCCACGTCAGCAGCGCGGCGGGCGATGGAGATGAGTTCGGAGAGCTCAGACAAGACGATTGTCACGCTGTCAACGATAAGGGCCTCAGCGGCATCTTCATTGCCTCCAAAGCGCTGCACATGGTCGCCTATGCTTTTGATCTTTGACCATTCCAGTTCCAGCCTATCCAGTGTTTCGGTGTTCATATTGCTACCTTTCTAGTCTGTGTAGGCAACGTATTTGAAGCTGCCATTCCCAAACTTCTCGAACCTTCCTCCGAACGTCCCTTTGACCCGCGCCAGAACAGCAGCCATATCGTCAGCAACATTTCCGCTTTGAGGGTAAACGCCCTCGCATATTTGGCTGGAATTTGTGTGAGGTGTGACGCGATAGTCTATCTTGTTCGGGTCAAGCGGTCGCGGCCTGTAATGGGTCCAAGCGCCGCTTGGTGTAACAGGACCAACCTTAAACCCATTGAAGCTGGTTTCATCATCAACAAGCCTCCAGCCGCACTCAGGGCATTCCTCTTGCGGCGTAGTGCAAAAGCCACACGGTGCATATAAATGGCAAGAGCAGCAGCCATCTGGCATGTGCGTTTCACCTATGATGCCAGCGCAGCCTTTGCGGTTGCACACTTCTCCGGCTTCGTACCCAAGTGTTTCGGTGTTCATGCCGATTCCTTTCTAGTCTGTGTGTCAATCCACATATGTTCGCAGACGCGCAGCGGCCCATGTGCATCCCCGCCCTTACAGCATAGGCGAGCCATTTCTTCGTCGGCAAATCGTTCCGCTTGATGGACGTCTGTTGTCCACCAGTGCTTTGCATCGCTACTGGCAAAATAGTGTACTCCACCATCAAGATCGTGACGCTCGATTAGCCAAGCGGTCTGTGTTTCGGTGTTCATCTCATTCTTCTCCCCAATAGCTCATATCGGCGTCAGCGCATTCCTCAGGCTCCTGACCGTCGCTGCCACCGTCCTCCCAATATGACGGCGCGGTCTCGTAGGCATAGTCAAGGATCAACTCACCATCGTCAAAATGGTCGCGACCTGCCCGATCAATCATCCGCATTACAAATCGCTTGATCCATTCATCTTTTGTCATATCACTCTCCTGCTTTGGCGATCATGGCAGCGCCAACAACCAATTGCGGCGGTGATGGGAGAGGCATCCAATGAGTTGGGTAACCCTGTCGGCTCTGTGAAACTTCGGAGAAGTAGCCCTGCGGTTTACCGTCACAAGCTATCCAGCACTCGCCCTTTCCCGGCCACTCCCCCCAATACCCAACAATTATATACTCCCCAACCATACGCTCGTCGGGCTTGTATAGCAGGATTGGGTCGCCGCTTTTTGGGGCCGTCTCAATTGGCTTCCATTCGGCGCGGGCTGCTAGGCGGTGGGCGGCGAAGGCTTGGACAATAAACGACTGGTCGGATTCACCTGCCAAATAGCGACGCTGCGTCTCACCGTTCCCTATGCGCGACACCTTCCAGTATGCAGCCGCCACGCTTCGATCAGCCTGTGTCACCTCAACCATGCTCCACCTCCCCGATTGCGGACAGGGCGGCGGTGGCTGCATCTGCCCAATGCCGCCATGCGAAATGCGAAAGCGTAACCCGCGCTTCGCCTGTGAATGCATCCTTGTACTCATGCCGATTATCGACCGGCCATTTTTCCCATTCATTGTGTTGATAAAGGCAATCCGGGTTACCTGTTTTGACTTGACATATTGCCCGAGCCACCTTCTCCACATCCTCCCGCGTGAAGCGGGCAGCGGGGATGGGTTTGCCGTAGCGCGAAATCGCATATAGTTCGGCATCCGCCCGGACCACTGACTTTGAAGCTACATGGTCAACCGACGATACGTGAGCGGGCCTAGTAGTGTTGTAGCAACCAATTACGGTGCTGATCATTTTCCGGTATGCTTGTTCTTCAGTCATCATCACAATCCTCTCATCTTCAGCGCCTCGGCAGCGGCCTTGCGCGGGTTGGTGGGCATGGTGTCGGGAAGGGTGGGGTACAGCGTCAGGGCGGCGTCGAGGGAGGCGGTGAAGGGCTTCACGCGCAGATCGTTCATAAGCACTAACCCGCAATCACGCTCGATGATTATTGTTTCTCCATGATCTTTTCTGATTTTCATAACGGCCTCCCGCGTGACTTCGATTAAGCGGATACCCAAACTCCATGACGGATTATCTTCAGGCCACAAGAAGCCCACAGGACCACCGTCCGGCTTCTTTCCAACTGGCACGGCGTAAAGGTCGAAAACGATTTCCGCGTCCAGTTCCCTGTCCGGGCCTTCCCCGGCCAGCAGGCGTTTACTCAGTTTCATGGATGCTCTCCAGATAGGCGCGGACGGCGAGGCCGAGGGGTGTTATTTGCCAAAAAGTGCCCTCTCTCACTCGATCCGGCGTCACCAAAATAGGACCGATTTCGAGAGTTTCGGGATGGACGCCTCCAAAGCCATTCATGCTAGACAGCGTTCCGCCCGACACGCGCAGTTCAGATGCTTTAGCATAGTCTCCCGGATAATGGTGGTCAGGCGTAAAGGCCAAAAGAGCTTTCTTCTGCGCCTCACTCAACACCCTGGCGATGGTTGCGGGGTCAGTCATGATGGCTTCCCTTGGCTGAGGAAGGCACGTACCGCATCGTGAAGCACCCCTTCACTTTCGTAGGAGTGACCACTGTCAATACAGCATCGCAGCAACTCCTCCGCCTGCTCAAGGCGAGGTGCGAGCGCGTTGATGGCGGCTAGGGCGGATTGGACACGCGCCTGTTTGTCATAAACGCCGTCGCGTATCTCTTTGGAAACCAACTCAGCCATGTCGGGCCATTGCGACTGCATAGCTTTTTCTGCACACTCCCGCGCCAGTTTCATCTTCTCTTCATCCGTCATTGAAATAATGCTCCTTGATGTAGCGATCTACTCGATCATTCTTTTCCACGGCGCTCGGTACGCCCGCTGACACTTGCCCCGCCCATTCAAGGAAGTTCAGGCGCTTGCAGACGTCGCATTCATCACAGCCATCACCGCCGCAATCGGTGACATCTTCATCCGTCATGGCTTGTGTCCTTGGGTTTGTGCTCGCCGCACCAGTCGTCGTTCGTGACCATCGGCCATGCTGTTATTGTGTGAGACATCATCCCTCCGGTCACGATAGGCGCGCGTCGCCTGCAACCGAACATCACGGCCCCAAACTCAGCGGCGCCACGATCCGCGTTGATGTATGGCCGCTCTGATCGAAACACACACGTCTCGCACTTACGCATCTTCGCCTCCTGCTATTGCCCGGAGGGCTGCGGCTGTCAGGGCGCGGAGTTTTTTACCAATCCAGAAAGGCCCATAGGCCACCATGCCTGCCAGCGCCGCTAAAAGCACCAGAGGCCAGATGAGCGCGATCATCCATGCGCCTCCCTCTTCGCCTTCCTCAATGTCCCATACGGCCCCTTGAGCGACAGCACAAAGGATTGTTATTATGACGTAGGCCCAGAAGATATGGTGCGCCTCCACCCTATCAGCGAGCGCGAGTAGTGCTGCCTTATCCATGGGGGCCTCCTAGTGCTGCGGTGAGGGCTGCGTTCATGACCGGCATACAGCCATAGGTTGATTGCTCACTGATCTGCTCAGCAACCTCTTCAAGAAAGGTGAATTGCTCCTTGGTCATTTGGCGCGTCAGATATGTGGAGTCGTCACAGCCAAGGATGCCGATCCTAACCTCCACCATCTCGTCTGTGACAGATGGGCGCGTGTTCCAAGCGGTGATGGCGTCTGCTTCGGTTTCACCTGAGACATTTGGCCAAGCAGAGCATTCAGCATTTTGGCAGTGGAAGTGATAAGCAGCTTCTCCGTCTATTGCAGAGAAGTCAGGCGTTGGCGCTTTGCCGCAGAACGGGCACGGCTTCAGTTCATCCATTTTCAATCTCCTTTGCCCCGGAGCCGCCGCTTGCGTCGTTTGCTGACAGGCTCAGGTGTGTTGACGTATTGCTCAGGCTTACCGACGCCATTGAACATGGCATTCACGATCTTCGACTTTGGCTTGCGAGAGCGGACAGGCTGGAAACGATATATTCTCAACGCATCGGGCTCGGGATCGACGCCAACGGTCATCGCGTTGAGCAGTCCAAACACCGCGATTTCATGAAGACTGCGCATTTTCAATCTCCTTCCTTACCCACGCGAGGCGGGCGGGGTTGAGGTGGACAGCCTTCTCCGCATTGGCCTTGTTGTAGATCCCCGTCGTCGCGAGCGCAGTTTGCACATCCATGGCCGCTGGCCATTCTGGAAAGCTGTGAGTTTCAAGTCCCATGGTCACTGTTCCGGTTGAAGGGGTTGCCGCCTGCGGTGGGTTAGACCGCTGTCGCCGGGCGGCCGGCGATGCCGGGAGTAGGGAGAGGAGGAAATTCTCCCGGCAATGGGGTTACGGCGGCGGGTGTGCGGCCATGATCTTCTCAACCATGTCAATGCGCTGCCCGAGCCAACGCATGACGTTCACCGCCATGCTGTTGCCGATAGCCTTGTAACGCGGGCCATCCGGCGCGCTCACCTTGCCGCGCCATGCGATATTGGTCCATCCGTCCGGAAATCCCTGAAGGCGCTCGCACTCAAGCGGCGTCAATCGGCGCACCGCCCAACTTTGTGCAACATAACATTGCTGTTTCATGCCCATATCGGCCCCTAATGCGCCGACTATTGAGCCGTCTCCGCCGAAGAGCCGCACCTCATCACGAGTGTTTTGGGCAAAGGCGACGGCTTGAACCTTATTCCGCGCCTCAAGTGTATAGCCAACACCTTCCTGATAACCCTTCCCTTGGGGACCAGCGTCTATGTTTTCTGAAACTGCGCGCTCTTGGATGGCTATGGCAGCCTGCCCTGTGCCATCCTCACTCGCATCAAAGCCTTCCGCGCTCAACGTATGTGCGACAAGGTTCTGACATTCATCTCCAGCCGGTCCACCGCTACCCTTTGCCCATTTCGATGTGACGGCAGCAACGCTGCCGTCATCGTATTGGGATGCAATCAATCCTCCGTCGCAATCGAAGTCTGTTCCAAGTCCGCCACCGCCTGAAGGGCGCGCGCTAATTGTGGGGGCAACACCTTCCCCCGCTTGGCGGCGCGGCGCAGGATGCCCGCGCAGGCTTTCGGGCTCAAATAGAACCGGGACGGCACGGGCGTCGTCTCCAAGATGTCCGACAACGAACACACGCTCCCGCCGCTGGGGAACGGCTCGTTCGTGCCCGGCCACTCGCACATATTGAGCGTCAAGCACCCGGTAGCATCCACGATACCCGCACTCCCGAAAGAGGTCGAGGAAGGCGTGGAAATCACCTGTTTCCGGAAGATCGGCTTGCCATTCTTGTCCAGGGCCACCAATCCATCTTCCATTTTCGTCGATAGGCGCACCTGTCGCACTACCAGACCAAGACGACAGGACGCCGGGGACATTCTCCCAGACCATCCAGCGGGCGCCAAGTCGTCTAGCCAACGCCAGGAACTCAATCGCGAGGTTGCCGCGCGGGTCATCCAGTCCGAGGCGCTTTCCCGCGATACTGAATGATTGACATGGTGTTCCGCCGACAAGAAGGTCAACTGGTCCGACATGATGGCTTTCAATCCTTGTGAAATCCCCGAAAAGCGGGGCAAAATTCTGTCCGGGGGCATGGCGATGGTCCCAATCGACCGCGACAGCACCAAGCCGTTGCTCAAGCACTGCGCGCGGGAACGGCTCGATCTCCGAATAGCCCGCGCATTCCCATCCAAGCGGCTTCCAAGCGACAGATGCCGCCTCAATCCCGCTGCAAACGGACATATATCTAAATGGCTGCACGTTGCCGCTCACCCCTCATCCCCCTCATCAAACCGCGCCCGGATGTCCTGCGCGAGCATCCGATAAGCGCGCGCTTTCGCCCGCTGCATATGGTGCTTCATCTTGTCCGCCTCGCTCTCGATGTAGCGGACAATCTGTTCTCTCAGGTCTCCGGGCGCGTCCTGCATCAGCCTGCCTTGCTGGCCTTGAAGGTGATGACATCGCGGGCGGCGATGGTGATTGCTTCACCGGTTCCGGGGTTGCGGCCTTGTCGTTCCGGCTTGTGGACCTTCTTGAACGTCCCGAGCGGTGCGAGGCGCACGACAGCGCCACCATTGACGACAGATGTCAGCGCTTCGGCGACGGCGTCAACAGCGCGCGCCGCGTCCGCCTTGCTTCCGCCCAACTTGGCGGCAACTGCATTGATCAGAGTTTCTTTGGACACGTCATTCTCCTGTGTTGGCCAGCGCATACTCACCCGCTGGTATGGTGTTGGGGGTGGTCATGGGGCGCACCACGGTTGCAATGTGGTTTCATAGGCCAGCATTAAGGGGTGCCGCGGATGGCCGTCCTTCGCAGTGCCCCAGCAATGCAGATCATATCCCTCCAGACGGGCAATCCCGTCCACCATTCGCCACTCATCGCGCAATTCGACCGGCAGCTTTCCTGTTGGTCCCCACGCCGCGATATGAACGTCAGAATCCCGCATGATCTTCCGCAGGTGAAGCTCATTGTCTCTACCAACCGCAGTCTGACCCAATCCACGCAACTCGCGAATGTCCGTTGCCCGATAGGCGCATACATTGCCGACGATCAGTTTGTGCCATCCGAGGCGCGCGCCGAATCCCATCAACTTGCGAATGGTTGCGTCATTTTCGGTTGCATCTGCCGTTGATGGGTTGACCATGAACACCGCAGCCACAGGGCCGGGCCGGTAAAAATCCCGCTCAAGCCGGTAACGATATTGGCCGCAAGGTGAAATGACGGCCCTCATGCCCCACCCTCCCCTGTTTCACGCAGAGACGCAGAGGTGCGAAGCCGATCCATCACTTTGTGCAATTGAGCAGCTATCCAAAGGTTTTTTGATTCGGATATGATGTTGTTGCAGGCGAGGCTTTTTGTTGTTCCAAGTTGCCAGACTTTAACTGCAAGCTCGCACGGCCACCGCGTGTCATGGCAATGCGGCAACATCACAATTGCAAAGCTTACGAGGCAGTAGTTGGTTCCGTTTGTCGGCCATCCGTCATCATAGTCAACCGCTTCAATTTCAGCCCTGATCTGCTTCGTAACTGATGCCATTCTGGCATCAGAGGCTTGGATAATCCGCTTCAGATAAATATCGGGCTGATGCGCGCCCTTATCAAAATAGTGGCTCCACTGGGCTATCGGCAAAAGCTCGCGCGCTAGGTGGCGCAGCCACTCACATAGGAACACGTGGTTATCGACAGCCGGTGCGCGCCACGTCTTTTTCGCTCCGCACTCGACCGCAATGCGCTTTGGGGCTGACCATGATTTCCAGCCTTTTTTTTGCGGCTTCGCGTCTCTGCGTGAACCCGGCGCGGTCATGCCGGGAACCCGTCATGCGTGCGGCCATCCAGCAGGCGGCCAGCCAGCGCCTTGCCGACGCGGTGCATCAAGCGCGCACGGCCCCGAATATCATCCTCGGTGGCAAAGAACCGACCTTCCCGGCTGATAAATCCAATCGGGCCTTTCGCGCGGGCTGACCACATATCGCGGCCCCGTTGGGTGCGAACGTCTGTTACTTTTGGCCCATCTTCATCATGGCCAACTTCCGCCCACTCACCCCACTGCTTGAACAAAAATGCCACTCCGGCATCTTCACACTGGTCGCGCGGCCCCCTTGCCCAATCTGGGTGCAGCGGGCGCGCCTTAGAGCCGGACTCCCCGCCGACGATCACCCAACCCAGCCGCGCAAGCCATTCGTCCTTGAAGACAAGCAGCCCCAGCAGCGGTTCAGCGGAAACACCAACCATCGGCACCGGCAGGTCAATCAAAATGGGAATCCGGTGATCCGCCCGCGCCTGATCCTCTGCCGTCACCAGCAGCCACACATGCGCAGGCCAGCCACCGGGTTGCATCCAGTGCGGCGGCACCATCTTGGCGACATTTTCGGACCGCTTGGTCACAAGGATCAGGATCACGTCCGGGCTGGCCTCAAACAGCGCAAACGCCTCATCCCGCCATGTGATGGACCGGTGATTGTCGAAAAAGTCAGACAGCGAATTGACGAAAATGCGCCGCTTGCGCCCCAACTGCGGGTCTACGCCCGTCGCCGCCGCTACCCTCTGAAATTTGCGGATCAGCGCCCAGCCGGATTTCGCATAGCTGCGGGCGCCGCGCGGGCCCCACTGGACGCGATGCTTACGCAAATCCCAATCCCGTTCGGCATAGCAATTGTCGCAACCTCGGCTGACCTTGGTGCAGCCAATCCACAAGTTCGCCGTGGAATCGCACCATTCAATGTTCGTGGTTTCACCCATCAATCATCCCCCGCAACGCTATGTAAAGGAACGAAAACCTCCGTTCGGCTTGTTCCGGCGTCCAGCACGCGATGCGCCAAGGGAACGGCTCATAGCCATCCAGCACGGGCCAGCGGTCATCACCGCCCTGCGGCATCAACTCGCGGCGTTCGGTCGCCAGCATCCGCAGATCATATTGCTTGACCAGAGCGGTGTGATTGCGCGTCACCTGAAACCGCTGATCAATGGCCGCCCCGGCGCGCTTCACCATCTGCCTCACTTCCGGCGGCAGCAGCGACTTGGCGGGTGACGGGAAATCAGGCCAAACAACTTCATCGCTTTCGTGCATCAGCCCTTCAAAGGCAGCCTCAGGCGAATGGCCGTCGTCCAACATCTGCTGCGCCATCAGAACGCAATGCTGTGCGACCACATACATGCAACGCGGCCCGAGCGAGCATTCGTCGCTAACATCCGCCCTGTACCGGGTTTGCCCGGAAAAGCGCGCCTTGGTCGCCAGTCCCCAGATATAATCGCCCAGCGTCATTTCGCTGGCGTCGCAACTCACATAATCGAAATAGCTGCCGTCCCCCATCAGGATGGTCGGCCCCACGATCTTGCGGATATTGCCTGCCGCCACGGCGGCGTTTGTGGTGTCCAGATCACCCATCGCTACCGTCCCCCTTCCATCTCTCATCTCTCATCGCGTCAAGGATCACGCCGCCCCAAAGGATGGCCATGATGATCACAGCGACCGCTCCGACGACGCCGCAGAACAAAATCCAGTCCATGCCGTTGACGGCGGGGCTTGTTAGGCTCCCGCCGCTCCCTTCGGTTGTGAGGTTAGGTGACGTTTGCCCGCACAGCCGCGTCCTTGGCCTCCAAGAGCTTTCGGAGCGCCACTGTGCGCTCCGCATTGCGCGGGAGTGTCGTGACGATATGCGCTGCCAGTTCACAGAATGGGCGCGATGCTGCCTGCAACGCCACGGGCAGGTGCGTGTAATGGAAATACCGCAAGATTGGATCAACATCCAAAAGCTGCTGCGAAAACTCAGCAGGTGCGGGGTGTATTGCGTCTGTCATGTTTTTTCCTTCCATTTTTCGGTTTACTTCGCCTTCAATTCAGCGATCCGTTCCATCGCCGCCGATCGCAGTTCCTCCGCGTCTGCGTCGCTCAACAGCGGCCCAAGCGCAGAGACCCGGCTGTTGACGTCAGCGACCAGTTCAGCGCGCCTGATCTCGTCCAGCGCGCTCGCCAGCGTCACAGTCTCACTGGCCTGTGATTGGTCGGACGCCTCCTGCCCGTCCGACTCTTGACCCGAGGGGCCGTCACCAGTGGCGTCGTTGGAGGACTGGCGCGGGGATTTGGTGTCTGCCTTCTCGTCGATTTCGCGATATGCGGCGCGGTCAGCTTGGCGTGCGACCTCCTCGTCGATCTCGCCTGTCTCTGGATCATGTGCCGGAAGCGCTTTGGCTGAGCGCATGGGGGCGACCGGTGCGTCGCTTACGAGGTGAACCTCACCGATGACATCAGCCTCGTCATCAGCATAGATGCCGGAGAAGCCAAAGGCGTAGCGCGCAGCCTGGATCAGCGAGCGGTGGCGCAGCAGGCGGGCCGGAGACTTGTTCCATGGCTCAGTGTTGCGCTTGCACTCCTCCAGATATTCAACAACCCGGATCGGACGCGAGCGGTCCTTGCGGTAGATGACCGCCTCGATCGCATAGAGTTTGCCGTTGACGTCCGGAAGGTCGTTAAATTCGATGCCGTCGAATTGCGGATGGCTGTTCATGATCTTGACCCAGCCGTCGATTCCAACCATCGGCACGACGCCACCGCCCTTGGCCGGGAATGCGTAGATTTCCTTGGTCAGCGGGTTGAGGCCATATTCATTGGCGACAACGATCAGGGCGGCAAATTCCTCATCGCTGCGGCATTCCTTGAACACCGTCTTCTTGAGGGTGTTGGTCAACATCCCCTCGCTGATGTTCAGGCGAGAGGCCATCAACGCAAGCGCGCTCGGGCGGCGCTTCGCCTCTTCGATCTTGGCGACGTTATCCGCGATTGCCCTGTCTTGTTTGGCGATTGCGGTGGCGCGGGCAGTGGTAACGGTCATGTCAGTTCTCCAGTGATTTGAGATGGAAGTAGATGCGGCGCGACGCCTCAACATCCGGACGCGCGCGGTGTGCCGTGCTGTGATCTTCATCAAAGAAGTGGCGCACTGCCTCCGTCAGGCTCGGCCATTTCCAATCCTCGGGATGTCGGGCCTTCGGACCAAGCAAGCGACAGTGGTTGGTTGACTTGCGCATGGTGCAGAAAACCGGATGCGGGTTGTCCCACTTTTCGCCAAACGCCTTGGCGGCCATGATCCGCATCATCCTGATGTCGAAACTGACATTGTGTCCGGCGATAAGGTCAACGCGCTTGGTTGCGTCCATAAAACTGGTCACCGCATCCTCGATGCTAACGCCCTCAGCCTGCACCATCTCGTCAGTAATTCCGTGGATGGCCGTCATGTCAGCAGGGATAGGAGTGCCGATGTTGACGAGCCTGTCGAACGATTCCGCGAGAGTGTCGCCGCTCCAGATTTCATAGGCGAGGTCAACGACAAAGGGTTGCTCGGGATGGTCGCTCGGCTCTTTCCAGTTTGGGAGTCCGGTTGTTTCTGTGTCGAGGAACATGATGTTCATGTCTCAATTTCCTTCATAATTTGAGGGGTTAGAATGGGATGTCTGGGTTCTTGCTCTCGCGCCAAAGCCGGTCTTCATCCTGGTATTGCTGGTGTATCTTTTGGACTGTGGATATCGCCACTGCTCGCTCAGATGCGCCAGCCGGACGCATCAGGAGAAAATCCGTGATTGCCTCCCATTCGTGGAATTTCAGGACGATGACTGTTTCCTCACCAAGCCTGCGCACATCGCCTTCCGAGACGCGATCAAGGAAACTGCGCACCTCACGGGCGCGCTCGCCAACGTCGTTGCGCTCTTCTTCCCGGCAAGCGGCGTTGAAGCCCTTGTGCCACCAAATAATGTCGGCAAGCCGGTCGCACGCGTCTTTGATGTCGAGGATCCGCATCACCGCACCATCAAGGACACATCGTCCTTGACCTCGACGCCGGGGATGTTGGTCTGGCCTGCGCGGACAAGGGCGTTGACCGCCTTCTGAACCGCCTCCTGCACAGCGGGAACGGACTTCACGGCCTTGAACGCCTTCGCCCAATCGGTGATGATCGCGACCTTGACCTTGCGCGTGCTCGCCATCGCCCCAAAGTCAGAGCGAACCTGCGTCGCCTCCTGCGCAACCGGGCGGGCGGATACTGATATGGGCGCTTCCATGACCTCAGGATCGGGCTCGCGGTTTTCTTCCGCAGCCTTCGCCGCTTCCTCGCGGGCCTTGGCCTCAAGCGCCTCACGCTCCCGGCGCTGCTTTTCCTCAAGACGGCGCAGCTCCGCCGCTTCCTTGGCGGCCTTGTCGCGCATGTAGGTTTCCGTCATGCTGCGGACGTTGGCCTTGGCCGTGCTGACCTTGCCGATGAACGTCTTGGCCGCATCGTCAATCTTGCGACCGGCGTTGAGGTAGGGTTCCTTGACCGCCTTGCGCTCGCTCTCGACAACACCCTCGACGGCGGCCATCTGCCGGATCAATTCAGCGCAGCGGCCCGCTTCCTCGTCGTTGGTCGCCTTGGCGCGCTCGGATGATCCCAGAAGGTCGTTGATGCGCTGGCGCAATCCCGCGTGCTTGTCGATGGCGTCGTTGAAGTCAGCGAGGCCCTGCTCTTCAATCGGCGGGCGGTTGTCGCCCATCACGGCGCGCGGGTTGGCGGGCTCTTGGCTGTCTTCAACCGGCCTCGGTGCGGCAATAGTCGTGCTCATGTCAGTCTCTTTCCTTTCGTCAGAAAACAAGTGGTGTTTGCAGGGGGTTGAGCGCCTTGCTCGGGTTCGCGACGGCTGAGTCAGGCGCGTGCTCAACTGCCCAATTCTGGAGGCTGGCCAGATGGCGGTATTCAGTCTCGTCAATCGGGCTGCTCGCGCATCCGGGCCAAACACGGTCGAAGTCGATGTAGCGGCCATTGGCCTCCGCCTGCCACCTGTGGGAGCGGTCCATTTCCTCGCCTGTGACGGGATCATGCGGCGGCCCGAACCAAATGCGGACGCCGACGAACATGCCGCCACTGCGCAGCCTGGTACGGTAATAGCCAGAGACCGGCTGATCGACAGAAACGCCGTAGCCATCAGGGGCAACCCACTGCCGGCGCGTGCTGTAAGGCGTCGCGTCTCGTGTCACGCCAGCCACCAAGCCAGCGCCACAAGCGCCGCCCCTATCGCCAGATCCAACGCCCAATGCGGCGTGATCGGCAGTATCGGCCTGTCGTCCAGCCAGTCATCCCGCCCACAGTTGGGGCAGTACATAGGCCCATGCTCTGGGAAGCAGATTTCGCAGCGGTTGGTGTGGGGCGCGCGGTGGAGGGTTTCAGGCATTGGAAGCCTCCGATTTCCATCCAAGATTCTGGCGAATTTCATGACGCCAATGATCTCGCGCCTCATTCCATGTAGCGCCGCCGATACTAAATTCGCCGCTGAAGGATGGGTCGTTCAAGCGATAGAGATTTCCGTCCTTGTCGCGGAAATCATGGGCTTCCAGCCATTCGTTGCATTTGCGGATTTCACTCCAGCAAGACCATCCCGTCGAAATGGTATATTCCATTTTTGACATTGCAGAGTGCAGACCATCGAGTGACTTGTCGTGGATTTGCTCTTTGACCTTCTCGATAAATTTCCGCCGATCAGCGTCGCCTACATTGTCGTTCGTGTAGCGTTCGGACAGGGCCTCTATGAAGCGCGCCTTGACCTCATCATTAGCCCACAGGCTGACCGCCAACTCCTCCGGCTCAATGCGAGCAAGGATTTCATCGATAAGGTCTTCCATCGCAATGCGAATTTGCCCGTCGATGATTTCCAAGTTTGGTAGAGTGCGTCGCGGGTCGCCCTGATAACCTATTGGCTGGCGGCATTTGACTTCGCCGTCATCATATACAATTACTTCATGCCTACCAACGGCATAGACTTTTGCTGGCCGCGCTCCGCCAATGAGATACTTTGGATCAAGCTTGGCTTCCCGGTTTGAGAATGAATAGCTCACCCCTCACCCCCTTTCGCGCGGGCGAGGGCGGCGTCACACTTAGCGCGCGCAAGTTGTAGCGGAACAGCATCTTCCGGTTCTCCATCCCATTCAACGTAGTGAAAATGGAGCGCTGCCCGTGCTTCCTCCAGCGCCTTCACGAGATCGTCGTGGACGTTGACGCAGTGGACAATGTGGCGGGCGTTAGCTTCTGCCTCTGCCCATGAAATCCGGCGTTCCCCATGGTCAGCATCGTTCCAATTGTGATTGACGTAAGCAATCGATGTGCCTTGAAAACCATTCTTTCCGGGCATTGTGATGAGTGTTTTATATCCCTTGTCTTCAAAAGGGTCCTCATCAACAATCCAAGGTATCGGCGTATGCTCAGCCATCACAAAACCTCGCGCATTTTGGCGACCGCGCGTTCAATGTATTTGTGAACGGTCTCCGTGTTTCCGTTGATTGGGTATGTGTGGGCGTTTGGCCCAATGTGCCCCTTGAGCGCGCTCAGCACCGCAACCGCCTCATTGAGGCGGTATTCCAGCGTCTGGATGCGTTGAAGCGCCTGATCCATGTTGGATTTTGCGTTCGCCATTGCGGCCACAGCTTTGCGCTCGCGATCAATTTGATCTTCAGTCTTGTCCATTATCAACCTCCCACAAAAATCATTGAAGCGACCTGCGAAACTGCCAGCGCTATCGCAGCGCCCCACAGGTAGGGATTGCCAGCGACAACAGGTGCAGCGCGATGCAGGGCCATACCGATACGCTCAGACAGGCTCCGCTTTGCCCAGACACGGTGCGAGGCGTCCCCGCGTGTGTGGGAGATGGTGAGGGGCGTTTTCATGCTGCGGCCTCCTCAAGAGGCTCCATGAACCCATTCAGTTCAGCCATCGCCTTCAAATGTGCAACGATTAACAGGCTTTCATCGCCGAGTTTGGTCCCGCCCCGCGTTTCGACCCAATGGGCCACAGCCTCTTCAAAAGTGAAATATCTGCAACCTGCGATGATCCTAGGGCCATCAGCACTCTGCGCAACAATGAATGTATAGCCATCCGTGCGTGTGCAGGCGATTATTGGGCCATAGACCCGCGCGTCGCCATAGACCCGCGCGTCGCCATAGACCTGCGCGTCGCCATAGACCCGCGCGTCGCCATAGACCCACGCGTCGCCATAGACCCGCGCGTTGCCAGAGACCTGCGCGTCGCCAGAGACCCACGCGTTGCCATAGACCCGCGCGTCGACAGAGACCCGCGCGTTGCCATAGACCCACGCGTCGCCATAGACCCGCGCGTTGCCATAGACCTGCGCGTTGCCAGAGACCCACGCGTTGCCATAGACCCACGCGTCGCCATAGACCCGCGCGTTGCCATAGACCTGCGCGTTGCCAGAGACCCACGCGTTGCCAGATGTCGAAAGATTTTCCTCTTTCTCAATCCACCCGCCAGCCTCGCCAGCGGCGACCAGATAGCCAATTGCTACAATGGCCCGGATGCGCTTGAGGGTCACCCCAAAGACAACCTTTGTTTCACCTGTAAATTCAAACTTCGCGTTCATCATTATTCTCCCAAAATAGTCCGCACACGCTCACCAGAGCGGCGCGCGAGTTCGTTCAGATATTCGGTGGTCTCAGCAGCCTCTTCCCGCGCCCACTTTGCTTTAAGTGCGTCGAAGTCGAGGCTATGAAGCCATTCCTGTGTAGGCGTTGTGGCCTTGCTGATTGCGTCTAGGCACGCGGCGAAGGATCGGGCGCGGCTCATGCTGCACCGCCTTTGGCTTTGGCGATGACAGCGTCCAATATGTCGGCCTTGGCGTTGAAGTCGCGTTGGCTTGAAACTGTCCTCGCCGTGTTTGCGGCGCGCCTTATCGTTGTTCGCGCTGCTACTAACGCCTCAAGCAATTCAGGCGCGGCGCGATGCAGGGCCATACCGATACGCTCAGACAGGCTCCGCTTTGCCCAGACACGGTGCGAGGCGTCCCCGTGTGTTTGGGTGATGGTCAGGGGCCTTTTTACGCTTGTGAAGGGCGTCTTCATGCTGCGGTCTCGGCGATGGGGGCGGGGTTGGCTTTGATCGCCGCAACAAACGCCTTCGCGCGCGCATCTTTGCGATGTGCCGCGCCCCAATGGGCCAGCGCTTCTGATTGCGACCACGGCCCGCGACATCCAGCAGTGTATTGCCCGGTCTCCGTCTGGATCAGGGCATAATCAGAAACAGCAATACACCGTCGCGCCGTTTCTTCGCCACCCTGTTTCCACCATGAGGTCACGCCGGACAGGTCGCACCCGCGAAGGTCAAGCCATCCCCCGACCGTGGTTGGCAGGGTCACGCCGGACAGGTCGCACCCGCGAAGGTAAAGCGAGCCGCTGACCGTGGTTGGCAGGGTCACGCCGGACAGGTCGCACCCGCGAAGGTCAAGCCATCCCCCGACCGTGGTTGGCAGGGTCACGCCGGACAGGTCGCACCCGCGAAGGTAAAGCGAGCCGCTGACCGTGGTTGGCAGGGTCACGCCGGACAGGTCGCACCCGCGAAGGTCAAGCCATCCCCCGACCGTGGCACCTTTCGGCAGCTTCTTTTCAAGGATCAGGCGCTTTGCGCGCGCTGGTGTGTATATCAATTTATCACTCATGCGGATTCTCCCAAAACAGCGGCGCACCTGTCGCGCCAGAAATTGTCGATTACTTCCAAGCACCGATCCTCACGCGCCCATGCCGCTTTGAGTTCAGGCGTGATGGGGCGTGTCTGCGCGAGCCATTCCTGTGCAGGCGTAGGACGTGCTATGCGGGCTAGTGCGCGGACGAGGGGGCCGTTCATGACAGCACCCCGACGCAAATCATCAGAGGACCAAAGTGGAACGCCCAAATGGGACGAGCAATAATCAAGCCTATGACGAAATGGTGACGGGCAATACCGGCGCCGAGAAACAGATTCCCAACTCTGACGCCAGAGACAATCTCATTCGTGGGATGAGCCTCGACAGGTTCTTGATGTTCGAGCCTCATGCTGCAACCCTCCGATCACCAGCGATCGCCGCGTCAATGTCGGCCGGAAACCAATTCCCATTAGCCATCGGGCCGGGGAACCCGTTGTCGACGAAATACTGGAAGTGGTGCAGCTCGTACCGCTTGAACGGAGACCAATGCAGCGCCTGGCGCTCACCAGTCTCGACGTTCACCGCGTCGTGGAAACACGACCCGCGATCGAACGACAGATCATCGGTGATGACAAGAGCCCAGCCCTTATAGACCGGCGCGCTTGGGGGAATATCTGGATTTGACACTTTGACCTCCAACAGCCGGGAACCATCCGGCTATGGGAGGAGTATTACGGTTTTCGTAATTCAGGTCAACAGAAAAATTACGTTTATCGCATCAGTGTGTCGAGAGCCTTGGGTTTCTGCGGTCGAGCACTGTTCGTTCACAGCTTGGGGCCCTGTCCAAAGAGGCCCTATCGGCAGGCCGCGAACCTATCGCCGCGTAGCTGCGCTCCGCAATCAAGGCTGCGTTCTCTGCTCGGTATTCTGTATCAGAGTCGTCTATGATGAAGCCGTTGATGTCGCACTCCACCGGTACAGGCCGCAGTCGCTCCCAAGCGACATAGGAAGCGCCGGCAATCAGTATCGCGATGATCACCTTTGACACCATTGGCGCCCGCGTGGGCTGTGCTTGCTCAGTCGACATAGATGCCACTCCTAAAATCGGTGAACGATCCAGATCACCCTACTGATGACGATCATTTCGCCATCGGCTGCAATGATGGAAGATACGCACGAGTTATCAGACATCAAGATGTTGCCGCCTTCGGGACTCCGATGCGTGGAGAAAATGCGTTTCAGTCGCCTGCCGCGCTTATCGTAATTCCTCTTGCAAGGCGGTTACGTTTTTCGTAATACTCGATTTATGGAACAGAAACCCGACGAAATCGCCAAAGAAATCATCGATGCGCTCGGCGGCACTGCCGTTGTCGCACGCATGATGGAAGCCCCTTTCACGACCGTCCATAGCTGGCGATACAAAGGCATACCGGTGTCGCGCATGGCGCACCTCAAACTGCTTGCTGCCAGCAAGGAAGTCCAAATCCCTCATCTGATGGACGCCCCCGAGCGCAACGCCCAAGCCGCATGATCTGCCTCGCTCCATATCCAGTTACCGGCCCAGCCTCCTCTGACATCCCGACCGTGGCGGCGGGATCGAAGGCCATCCTGCGCGAAAGCGTCAACGCTGCGTCTGGTGCCGGTCCGTACAAGCATACCACGGCGAAGGATGGCAACGCCACATTTCAGATTCATCTCCCCGGAGCCTCCGGGTCGCGCGGGTCGGGAAACGGTCAATCCGTCCCGGCCCGCAATACGCATACGCAACTCACACATAATTCCATCTGAATAACGCCGGGAGACCGGCAGAAAAAGGCCAATAGAGGGTTTATGAACAGTCCTAACGAAGCGTTGACCAGTTCCGTTTCCTACGTTCGTTTACGCCTTGGAAACTTCCCCGGTGCCGCCGCTGGTGCCGAAAGAGACAGGATGCGTTCCGTAACAGCGCGCGAATCCGAGGGAATGACGGGGAGTCCCATACTCCCACTCCAAACGTCCGGGTTAATCCTGTCCCAGCGGCACCATTCACAGGAGGTCTGACGTGGTGCATTTCGTTCTTCCTCCGGATCACACCTACTCTGACAGGCAACTTGCTGCGCTGGCGCAGATTGAGGAGCGCGCAGCCGCATGGCGTGCGAGCCCGGAAGGTGTCGAGTTCATCAAGCGCCGCAACGCCGCGAAAAAGGGTCTGCGCAAGAAGCGCTCTACGCACTGACAGTTTCCGTCCCGGACGCGCCGCCGATCCGGGGCGGGACTTCAAGGCGGCGCAACAACGGAGACTGACACATGGCCCGAGGCCCGAAAAAGAAAGTGATCAGCGGCGAGGTTATCGCCCCTGATTTTGAACACGCCGCGAAGATTTACACGAACGACATCGCCCCGGCGAACGCCAACCAGAAGCGCGCGATGAAGGAAGCGAGCGACGGTTGGAAGGAAGTCAAGAACGAGGCGCATGTCCACGTCGCCGGCTTCCGCACTGCGGTCAAGGTTTCACAGATGGAAGAATCTGAACAGCAGGCATGGCTCCGGGCATTCCGCGGCGGCTGCGATCAGTTCGATGTCGTTCTCCATGCCGACCTCGCCGATCAGGCGGAGGGCGTGAACGCTGACACGTTGGACATCGTTCCAACTGGCGCAGCGCCTCAGACAGCATTGCTGGACGTCGAATAATGGACATTCTCGCGCTTGATCTATCCAAGAGCGCGACGGGCTGGGCGCGGTTTCGCAGTGGCGATTCCAAGCCCAGCTACGGCACATGGAAACTGGGCGGTCCTTATACAGACCGCCCGACGATGATGATCAATCTCTACAAGCTGATCCTTGATGCGTTCGCCTTTGGCGCGCCTGATCTGGTTATCTACGAATCCCCGCTCCGGGGCGACGCGCAAAGCACTGAGGTCAACAACCGCAACGCCAACGCAATGTGCTCCATTGTCGAGTTCGTCTGCAAAGCCAAGCGCGTCCGGTGCGATGAGGCTTCCAACTCCACATGGCGCAAGGTGGCGCTCGGCAAGGGCCGCGGCCTTTCGACCAAAGAGTTCAAAGCCTGGGCAATGGCGATGGCCAAAGAGTTTGGCTTGAAGCCTGAGAACGACAATGAGGCCGATGCGATTGGGCTGCTGGACTACGCGCTCAAGCAGGAAGGCATCACGCCGCCTTGGCGCTCAGATGATCTGCTGGCGGGGAAGTGGTGAGATGAAATGGTCCCCTGCCCTCATCGTCAAAGTCGTTTCCGGCCTTCCTCTTTCTGAGAACGCACGGCCGGGCATCATCGCTCGTGACAAGATTACGGTGGATGATTTCCGCCGCGTCCCAAACCCCTGCCTTTTGCCGCGCGAGATGGTCCAATCCGCGATCGAACAAGGGCTGGCAGTCGCAAAGCAATTGGAGGCATCTACGTGACAACTAAAGACCTTCTCCCCCGCATTGAGCAATATCTGGTCGATAACCAGATCGCGCCCTCCACTTTCGGCAACGCCGTTGGGAACAAGGCCATCGTGTTCAGGATGCGCCAAGGTGGTTTCATGAAGCCTGTCACCCGACAGCGGGTTGAGGCGTTGCTGCAAAAGCCGTGGAAGGACGCCGACAAGGGCGGCACCGATTCCTTCACCAGTCAGCGCCGCGAGCGCAACGCGAAGGCGAATGACCGGCGGACTGAATTGCTCGAAACGATCGAGGCGTTCTGTGCTGAGCACAAAGTCCTTGCACGGAGTTTCTGTGCGGCGGCCGGAGACGCCCGGTTGGTCGCCAAACTGCGCGACGGTCTGATCTCACCAGACATCGCCCAAGAGCGCGCTGACAAAGTGCTCAATAATCCCGATCTCCTGAAAAAGCCTTGGAAGTGGAAAAACGGAGGGAAGCCAACCGTCATGGACGATTGGGAGCGCCGCAACCGGCAGGAGATGGAGATGTTCTCCTCAACGCTTCTGCGCCGCATGGTCGAGAAGCATCCAGCAATGTTCGGAGCCACGGCATGACGAACGTCATTCCCCTGCCGACCAAGCGCGTCGTTGAGGACGTGCAGGAGCGGTATTTCAACCTGTGCCAGCGCCGGGCAGCCAATCCCAAACTTGGGGAGGACGAGGCGTTTATGGCCGAGTTGGAGGAAGCCGAGAATGCCTGGCAGGCGACGTTCAAGAGATGGGTGGCATCAGCATGAACCGCGAAGATGAAATGTATCAGGTTATCACTGTCCTCAAAACCATTCTTCATGGCCGCTCAGAGCCTGAGGCGTGGGTGTTTCTAGAGGGAATAGTTGCTGGGGTTGGCTCATTTTATGGGCATGATGGGCGCGCCACCGCGGCGTTTGTTGAAACAATGGCCGATAGGTTTGTGTGCGGCGATCGTGATGTGCCTAAAGTTGATCTGGGAAGGCGTCCATGACCACCGCCCTCAAGCCTGTTTCAACCCCGACCATAGAGCCTGACCGCCTCCCCCAGAACGTCGAGGCCGAAGCCGCGCTGCTTGGCGCGCTGATGATCGACAATCGCCTCGTATCGGACATTATGTGGCTGCCCAAGGAAGCCTTCTGGGAGCAAGTGCACGGACGCATTTACGAGGCGATTTGTGACGAGGTTGCCAAGGGTGGCGTCGCTGTCCAGATGGGCCGCAAGTTCATCGGCATTGAACGTGAACCCAAATATTTCGACATTGCCTGCAAGCGCGTTGAGCAAGCGCAGCGTCAAGGGGATTTGTTCATTGAAGGGGCATCGGCATGACGTTTCAAGAGCAAACCATCGGCAATGCGCGCCTAATCCTTGGCGACTGTCGGGATGTGCTGCCAACGCTGGGGAAGGTGGACGCTGTTGTGACCGATCCGCCTTACGGGATTGGCATGGATGGTGGAAAGGTTGGTAAATCCGAATATGAAAAGATGGGTTGGGATAGCGAGGCGGCAGACGTTCGCTTCATCATAGAACGTGAATGGCCCGCGATTATCTGGGGCGGCAACTACTTTGCGCTGCCTGCTGCGGCAAAATGGTTAGTTTGGGACAAACGCAACGATCAAACCACATTTGCAGATTGTGAATTGGCATGGACAAACCTTCCAGGTGCTGTCCGGCAATTCAGGTGGATGTGGTCTGGTCCTTATCAGCAGCAGCGCGAGGATCGTTGGCACCCGACACAAAAACCGCTTGCCCTGATGAAATGGTGCATTGGCTTTACGCCCGGCGAATTGGTTTTCGACCCCTTCATGGGCAGCGGCACAACCGGCGTTGCTGCCGTCCAGATGGGCCGCAAGTTCATCGGCATTGAAAGGGAACCCAAATATTTCGACATTGCCTGCGCCCGCATTGAGCAAGCGCAACGTCAAGGGGATTTGTTCATTGAAGGGGCTGCCGCATGAACATCGCGCTCAAACCTGTCTCAACGCCCGCCATAGAGCCTGAGCACCTGCCCCAGAATGTCGAGGCTGAGGCCGCGCTGCTTGGCGCGCTCATGATCGACAATCGCCTTGTCTCGGACATCATGTGGTTGCCCAAGGAAGCGTTCTGGGAGCAAGTGCATGGCCGCATCTACGCGGCGATCTGTGATGAGGTTGCCAAGGGCGGCGTCGCCAATCCGATCACGATCAAGCCGCGCTTCGCGTCCGACGCTGCTTTGGAAGAATTGGGCGGTGCCAAGTATCTGGCGACGCTAACCGGATCCGGCGCGGCCATGATCGGCGCCAAGCAATTCGCGCAACAGATACTCGACCTATACCAGCGCCGTGAACTCGTCCTGTCGCTGCAGGAGGGCATTGAGCGGGCTCTGGACACATCCAAGGGCGAACCCTTCTCCGCGCTCATTGAGACGGTCGACGAGGCTGTGAACAAGGTTGCTGTGACAACACCGTCACACGGCAAGCACGTTGCGTCTCTGGACAAGGCGTGGGACGCGATGCTCGCGCGCTATGATGAGATACTGGCCGGCGGTGTAAGGCCCGGCCTGCGCGTCGACGGCTTGGATGATTTCAACGATCTGACCGGCGGGGGGATGAATGATGGCGATCTCATCATAATTGCCGGTCGCCCCGGTATGGGCAAGAGCGCGATTGCGGTGACAATCGCCAGTTCATGCGCCCGCGCCAACATCGGCACAGCGTTCTTCTCTCTGGAAATGTCCAAGGAGCAACTGATCGAGCGGCAGGTTACGGACATCTGCTACGACTATCACGGCTCATCGTTCACCTACGCGGCTCTCAAGAAGGGCAAACTCGCCACGCCGCATCTCGACATGGTGCGCCGGGCGCGCGTTGAGTGCGCTTCATGGCCCCTGATCTACGACGATACCGCAGACATGCGGGTCGGGCACCTGATCGGCAAGATGCGCCGAATGAAGCGCGTCATGGAAGCCAAGGGCACGCCGCTCAAGGTCTGCATTGTCGACTATCTCGGGCTGCTCAAGTCAGACAACGACTACCGCGGCAACAAGGTGCTTGAGGTCTCTGAGATCACCCGCGCGCTCAAGATTGCGGCCAAGGATTTGGGTCTGACAATCATCCTCCTTTGCCAACTATCCAGAGGCGTTGAGCAGCGCGAGAACAAGCGCCCAATGCTGTCCGACCTGCGCGACTCCGGGTCGATCGAGCAAGACGCCGACATGGTGTTTTTCCTCTACCGCGAGGAATATTACCTCAAGAATGAGGAGCCCAAGAAGGGTGACGACATCAAGTCGATCAACGCTTGGGAGAAGTGGCGGACGGATATGGAAGCCGCCCGCGACCGCATGGATCTGATCGCTGCCAAGGTGCGTGGGTCTGAGACCGGATACCGGAAAATCTATTTCATGGGCGCGTACCAGGCTGTGCGCGGATCGAACTTTCACAGTGGAGCCAATTGATGTCCGACCTTCCCGATCCCCTCACCCCTCCCGAGTGCGATATGCGCGGCCTCCCGTTCATGCCCCTCGATGTGGTGCGCGTGATCGACAGCGACCTGTACCTGATGTCCACAGGTGACGAGTTCAAGGCCGCCTTCACGCTTTGGGCAAAGAGCTGGAATCAGATCCCCGCCGGGAGTCTGCCGGACGATGATCGCCTCCTGTCACGCCTGTCACAAACAACGTGTGACTGGTCTGAAATCAAGGACGTCGCGCTGCGCGGTTGGGTCAAGTGCTCTGACGGACGTCTCTATCACCCAGTCGTGTGCGAGAAGGCTCTGGAGGCTATGGGCCGCCGCGTTGACCGCAAGAACTCTGTCATGGGCGATGTGGAAAGGAAGGAGCGCGAGCGCTCTGACCGGAAGCGCATGATGGAGGATTTGAGGGGCATCGGCATTGTTCTAAAATGGGACACTCGGACCAATGACCTGAGGAATGAATGGTCGAAGCATTTTGACGCCTGTCACGCACCTGTCACGCATGAAAACGTGACACCTGTCACGGATGAAAATGTAAAAAATGGCGGAAAACGCGATAAAACAACACCTGTCACAGGCCTGTCACAGGCACCTGTCACGGCCTGTCACGAACCTGTCATGGCTAAGACAGGGACAGGGACAGGGACAGAGAATAATAATCAAACATTCTACTCTGAGAATCCGCGCGCGAAAAAATCGGAAAACCAAAATCCGCGAAACGAGCCTCCGCCAAATCCGAAGTTCGCAAAATTCATCCACGCCGCTGGCATGGCCAACTTCCCGTCTGATCTCGGGAAGATGCTGGATTTGTGGGAACGGGACGGGATGGATTTCGATTTCACCGTGATCCCTGCCGTCGAGCGATTGGCCGAAAAACGACGAAAAGACGGGGGGAAGCAGCCCTACACTGCCTCGTATTTCGACAGCGCTGTCCGGGAGATGTTCGCCGAGGACAAGGCCGCTGAAACCGCAAGAGAGCGCCGTTTGGCCGAGAATGCGAAGATCGAAAACGACATGAAAGAACGGGACATCCGGGAGGCGACCTACGACGTCGAATGGGTTCTGGGTTGGCGGGAAACCCCGCCGGGAACGGACGGCAGGCCCATTGATCGCTTGCTGGACGAGGCGTGGGACAAGGCGGTTGCGACCTTCCACCGGTACGATGTTCCGGTGCCTGGGGCGCAGGCGTGAGCGGCGTCCGGTCATCGCTTGCCTCGCTCGCCCCGCTGTGCCGGGAAGCGGACGACACCCTCGCCAGAGCGGCCGCAGCGAAAGCCTGGCATGACTTCGGGATCGTCCTGATCAATCCGGAATGGCTGCGGTCCTACCTCGATCAGAAGCAGCTCGAATTGCTTGCGGTGAAGATGTTTGGGGAGCGGAAAGCATGACCATCGACCAGTTCAACATCCTGTTCGACATCCGCAACGACATGGCGGGCCTGATCGCCTCGGAGTCCAGAAGGGCGCTCAGAGCCTCTCAGATCAACGCTCAGCGCGAAAACAGCCTCGGAATGATGTTGGGTAGCCAAAAGACGCTGAACGCGCCTGAGGCCGCTCTGAGGGGCTCTGAGGGCAACCGCAATCAAGGAGGGAAAAATGATCCGCGCTAATGACCAGTTTCCGCCCGTGCCCAAATCTCCATTCGAGGTTAGGGAGCGCATCAGGGTTGCAGGAATCCTCAAAAGGGATCGTGATGAAACTGCGCGTGAGAAAGCTCGAGCGATGACGCTTGAGCAGATCGCAAATGGGTTCCCCGTCGACCACCAACCGGCAGTTGTAACTCCGACGCCTGAATTAATTGCGAAGGGTGTTCTCAAAGAATACACGGTGCCTGTGGATGATTCTGGAAAGAATGACGTCAGGACCGTTGTCACGTATAAACGTAGGCAGGTCATAACGATAAAGAATATGTGGAAATCCGGCACCCTTTCAGATGAGGAATATGCTGCTCTCAAGACGCTCGCTCACAACTATGAGTATCAAGCGATTGGAAATTCGACCATTATGTCAAATTATGGATTTTCAATACAGAACCGAGCAACATCATATGACTTTCTGCCACGCACAGAAAAGGAATCGTATATATTGGAGTACATACACAGAGCTATGTCTCTTCTCTCCAAGTCACCGCATGTTAACAAACAGGTTGTTCTTCTTGTGGTGAGGGACAACGTGTCTCTGAATGATGCGGACTGTATAGCAAAAATAAGGAAGGGGACATCCAAGAATATTGTGCGCGCTTACGCAAAGCGGCTGTATGAGATGGTTCGAGATGAAATCGATGTCATCGAAGTGCTAAAGGCTTGACATGGGCGGGGGGCGTATTCTAACTGGAATTGTTGGATTGTTTTTGCGCCTAGCGCACATGAGGCAACCAATTCCCTTCCATCCCGGAACAGCAACGAAGCGCGCGAGGCACCATGTCGCGTAAGCCGCGAGGTTCAAGCGAACGTCTCGCGCGCCTTCAAAAAGCGCTGGAGATTGTGAAGGGGCGAAAGACCCTGAACCTTGGTGAGCTGGCGCGTGCCGTTGGTGTCAGTGACCAGGCGATGGGCAAGGAAATCAAGTCCGACCCGAAGTTCCCGGTCACGAGCGTTGGCTCGAATGGCGTCGGGTATGTCCTGCCCTGCCCCAAGGCGCTCAAGTACCTGATCGAAAAGGAAGAGGGCAAACTGGCCCGGCAGGCGGACCGCGAGGATTTGGCAAGCCGCCTCGCTGGCATCCAGGTCAGCGCAGAAGACATCGGATCGCTGTCCATCGCTGAGATGCGGGCGATCAACGCGATCCAGGTCGATGTGCAGAAGCGCAAGATCGAGCAAGGGCAGTACGTCCGGGCGGTCGACCACCGGATGAGCCACGCGATCGTCGCCGGGGTGACGCAGCGAGAATTGCTCGGCCTGCGCGCTGTGATGGACCCATCCGGCCATTGGGATCCGGTGTTTGCCGAGAACTTTGATGAGCAAATCCGCACCGCGCTTGTCCGCATCCGGGACGAGCAGGAAAAGGAATTGAGGAAGCAACGTGGGAGCAGCGCAGGCGACGATTGAGGATCGGCTTTCCATCCTCGCGGAAGATGGTTTCTGCGCGGACGCCTACGAGGAAGCAATCGGTCAACTCTCGCTTTTGCTGCCGCCGGAGCGGCTTTCGACAACCGAATGCGCGGTCAAATACCGCTACATGAAAAACCCGGAAGGCGACGGGAAGCGGCTCTGGTCGCTCAACCGTACACCGTACATGAAGCCCGTTCAGGATGCGCTCGATAACCCGCGCTACAGGATGGTCATCGTGGTCGGGCCCGAGCGCAGCGGAAAGAGTGTCGGTGGCGAAAACTACCTTTTCCGGTGCCTTCGCAACGGTCCGCTGACAGATACGATCATCTACCTGCAAGCGGGTGCTGACTGCGATTCCTACGCGGACAAAGAGTTCACGGCCTTCATCGATCTCCACCCGGAGATTGAAACGAAACTGGGGAAATCGTCCAGCGACCGGAAGCGCCGGCACAAGAAATTTGCGGGCAGGTCAGTCCAGATACTGCCCGCCAACGACAACAACCTTCGCCAGAAGGAAGCACCGCTCATCATCGCGACTGAAATCGACGGGATGCGGACGGCGCGCAAGATCATCAACGAAATCCGCGGCCGCCAAAAGGCGTTCGGGAATCAGGCGAAGTCGTACATCGAAAGTCACCCCGATCTTGGTTGGGAGGTTGGTATCACGCCGGGCTGGAAATCGGGGACGCGCGGCATTCCGTACTGGCAGTGCCCACACTGCGAATGCTGGTCGACGCCGCATCAACTGGCGCCAAGCGGTATGCGCGCGACGATGCACTATGAGCGCGATGACAGCCTTGCCGACCATGAGAGGTTGACCAAGGCCATCAACAGCGCCGCGGTGCTCTGCCCGCACAATGGCTGCATGATCAGCGATGATGAGCGGTACAGCATGATTGACGGCCTGGTCATCATCCACACCGGTCAAGAGATCAGCGTCAATGGCGAGATCACGGGCGAGCCGATCGACACAGATACGGCGAGTTTCTGGTTCCACGGGCTCAACGTGAAGCGCCCGATCGGGCCGCTGGTTCGAGAGCATCTTGAGGCGACCGTTCATTTCGAGCGGACGCGCAAGCCGGACGCTTTGAAGCGCTTCCTCGTGAAGTCGCTGGGTGAAGTTTATGAGGGGGCTGGATCCAGTTCACGCCGCCTTGATCCTGACAAGTTGGAAGAACGGGCAACAGGGGACAGCCTCGCGGTCAATTTCCAGCGCGGGACCGTGCCGCTGGGGTTCAGGTTTGTCGTAGCCGCAGTCGACGTCGGGGGGCGCAAGTTCGATAGCGGCTTCTGGGCTTTTGATCTCGAAGGCCGGTCTGCGCTCATTGAGCGCCTGACCACAACAGACATCGTGCTCCCGGATGGCAGCAGGCGGGATATCCGCCCGCCGGAAAACATCGAAGACTGGATGCAGTTGCGGGAGATCGTCATCGGGCGGTCGTTCCCCATGGCGGACAATCCAGACCTGCGGCTGCCGGTCGCTTGCACGGTGATTGACACGGGCGGCTCAGGCACGCGGGACAAGAACGATGTGCCGGACGGCGTAACCTACAAGGCTCGCGAGTTCGCACGCCGCATGGCGCGCGCTGGTGAGGCTTGGGGTGGCTGGCACAAGGTCAAACTGATCAAAGGTTTTCACTCGAAAGAGGACAAGGAAATCCTTGCGAAGCGGGACATCAACACCGACGAGCACGGCAAAACGGTCACGCCGAAGATCATCGAGTTCAACCTGAACGTCGACAGGCTCAAGGCGCTGTCATCGGAGAGGTTGCTAGTCGACGACCACGGGCCGGGCCGGTGTTACTTCGCTCAAGGATTGCCGCGGTCAGTGTTCGCGGAAATGTCAGCAGAAGTGCTGATCGACGGGAAGTGGGAGCGCCACGGCGCGAACGAAACATTCGACCTGTTCGGATATGCGGAAGCGGGCCGGATCATGCTTGATCCTGACCGCGCGGACATCCGGTGGGATAGCGAGCGGTTGCCGCCCTGGGCGACGCCGATCCGCGCAGAAGAAATCAAGCCTGAGGCCACCAAGCCTCAATCAGCAATACAGGCGCCACAGCCGGAGCAGAGCGTTCTCGAACGCTTCGCCGCGCTGGGCGGGAATTGAGAAAGGGCGGAAATGCCAGACAAGTATCAGTCCTATCGGAACAATCCAGACTCGCTCGGGCGCAGGTTGCGTTCAAGTGCGGGGTTCCCGTTCACAATGCCAGACAATGCCAAGGTGTGCTGGTTTGATGCTGACGGAACGATCGCTGTGACTGATGAGGATGATAGCAACGCCCTCAGTGGGATTGCTGTCAAGGGTGGCTCTCCGCTTCCATTCCTCCCTGAAAAGGTCACATCCGTTTCCGGCGGCCCAACCAAGATTTTTTACGTCATCTGATGCTCTACGGGTACGGACAGCGGAACAACCTGCTTTTTGGGTTTGGTGGTTCTGCGTCCGGATTTCCTTCATCCCTTGCTTACAGCGCCAACGGCCCGCGCCTTGCCCTTGGCGGCGCCGCCACGGCCTATCCGCCGACGCTGGCCGTGCAACTCCCCTTTGCGGCGCAGACGGTTGGTGACGCCTTCCGCATAGTCGTTTCGTCCAACCTGGCTTTCTCAACGATCGTTCTTGATACATCGATCACACTCACGGGCAATGCTGCGACCGATATTGCGGCGATCAATGCGACGCTGGCAGCCATCACAACCCCGGCTGTGTCCTACATCCGCTGCTACTGCGCGGGTTGGTCTAACGTCGTGCTGCATGGCACAGCGGCAGCGCCCAGCCTGACAAGTGCAGCGACGGCCAATGTCGATGAATTCCGCTTGCTGGCACAGCCTGTCACGTTTTCCATGCCGGTCTATGCTGTGCTGGAAGGCGCAGACGCGGCAGAGTTTGAACTGGTGCCATCAGCGCCCATGCCGACGGCCAGCTATACCTTGCGCTGGATCGACAATGGCTATGCGCAATATTCCGCGCCGACCGATTTTGGTGCCAACAACGTGTACAATGTCAGCATTGAAGCGACGGGAATCAATGGCGCTGTGGCAACGGTCGCAGAGGCAATCACCGTGCTGCAACTGGATGGCGTGCCCGATGCCTTCACGTTCACGGGCGTGTCGAATGCGACGTGGAACACGGCTTATTCTTCGAACACGATCACCGTGGCTGGCGTCGCCGCTGGTGTCGATTTCCCCGGCGTCTGGTCAGGCGATGGATCCTATACAAAAAATGGCGTCGCAGGTCTGACGGCGGCCAACTTCACGTTCAGGCTGGGTGACACCTTCTCAATTCAAGAGACATCGGGCGGTGCTGATTTTGTCACGCGCACCGGTACGCTCAACCTGGGCGGCGTCATCGGCAGCTATATCGTTTCGACACCCATCCCCGCCGATCCTCCGGGGTACACGTCTGCCTATCACTTCATCCGCGCAAACTCGCTGTCTGACTTGTTTCAGGATGTGGCGGCATCAACACCGGTCACGGCAGACGGACAGTCCGTTGGTTTCGTCAACGATCGATCAGGCAACGGGTTCCATTTCTCTGCCGCTGCCGACAACGCAACTCGCCCCAACTATCGAGATAGCGGGGGCGTGAAGTTCATTGAGAGTGACGGCTTTGATGCAATTCTGCGCAGGCTGGCCGCCTCTAACATGTACTCCCTGATGCAGGGGCAGGGTATCACTTTTATGGCTGCCGCACGCATCGCCCCGAGCACGGCAATGACATGGTTTGGCGAGGGGCGTGGTTCAGTCGATACCCCGTTCTTCGGCTTCCGTGGAGATGCAACGGCTGGTTCGGGCATGACGGCCTTCATTCGGAATGACGGTAATGTGTCTAAAGTACTGACAACCGACAATTTACAAGCAGGCGCTCATAACGATACGTGGAAAGTCTACGAATGGCATTGCAAGCCTGAGACCCTGCCAAGTTGCAGCGTGCAGCCGTTTGTCAACGGTGTCGCTGGCACTAAGCGGACGTTCACTGCTGACGGCACGATGACCGTCGATCGCACGGCCTACGGCGCAATCCAGCGCACAGCGGCCAGCGGCTTTGCCAATATGGACCTTGCCGCCGCTGGCCTGTGGCCGCTGCTGTCCGGCGCCGATCTCACTGACAAGCGCAAATGGTTTGGCGCGCAGATTGGACTTTCACTATGAGAAATGGCGCGACGCTCTTGGGCACGGTAGCATGGTCCACGCCTGCGGCATCCTCACGCATTCCGCATCCGTTTGCCGGTTGCTTGGGCTATCTGACCAATGCGGCATTCGGGCCTGACTATGTGCTGGCGGGATCAGACGTCGCTGGCCTGTGGCGCGCTGACAATCCAGCCGAACGCTGGTCCATGGCCGTCTCTCGGGACAACCCAGCCGGGCTTGATTATAACATCGCCCGGTCTGGTTGCTATCAAACGCTAATCGCGCCAAGCGATACGACGCGGGGCTATGCCTTTGTCCGGGACCGCTTGCTGCTTTCCAATAACAAGGGCGGGAACTGGGATATCGCCGCAGGCTGGCCTGCGATGACATTTGACGCCAACGCCGGGAACGCCCGGCTTGTTCCCGGAAAGGCAGACGTCGATCCGGTCAACAAGGATGTTGTCTATTTTGTCGACCCAACGGGCGGACTGAAGCGGACATTGGACGCTGGCGTGTCTGCGCCGCAGGTTATGGCATCTGTGCCTGTGCCGAACACGTCTCTTGGTGCGCTTGAGCAATACGGGCTTGTCGTGATTGACCACACGTCGGCAACGGTCAACGGGCGCAAGTCGAGAGGCTATTGCTGGGTTGCGGGTGGCGGCGTCTGGATGTCGTCCGATCTTGGCGCAGCCAATCCGACATGGACACAGATCGATGCCGCAGCCCGCGCGCTGTGGAGCATGATTGTCGATGACACTGGACGACTGATCATCACAGACTTCCAACTCACGACGAACAATGTGTTCATCTACACGGTCGGCAGCGGGTGGACCAATCCGGTCATACCCTTCCGCGTTCGGCAGATGACGCAATTTCCGGGCAACCCGGCAAAGTTCATTGCGAACAACGATGGTACTTTCCCTGTTGTCTTCACGAACGCCGGACTGACGACATATATTCGCTGGACGGTGTTCACGCACGAGAAAACCAAGAGCCGCAAGACATTCATCGGGCCGAACCTTGTCCGCCTCAACAAGACGACAAGCGGCGGGAAATATTATTTCCACACTGACGGCTATGTCTATCAGATGACGGGGCTTGGCGTCATTCGCACGCTGGTATCTGCCATTCCCGCGTCTTCCGCGACGCAAATCGAATGGGAAGATGTCTCGTTTGGTTTGGAGGCGCTGGTCAGCCATTCGGCCTATGCGTTCCCGGATGGTTCGGGCGGGACTAGTTGGTTCTCGGGCAACCACGACAAGGCGATCATCAAATATGAAGACGTGCGGTCAACGCGCCGCCTGCCGCTTCGGTCCAATCCTGAAGCAACGCTGACACATGGTGCCGGGCTGGACTTCGCGCGCGACAATCCTTTGTGGGTTGTGCAGCAATCACGCCTGACGCCGCAGCTATCCATTTCCACTGACGGCGGCAAAACATACACCACGCCCGCAAATCAACCGCCAGGCTTTGAGCCGGGTGGCGTCGCGGTCAGCAACGCTGGCAACGTGGTCAACGCGCCGCAGGCGAACGTCAACCCGCGCTTCACGCCAGACATAGACACAACGGCTTTTCAGCAATGTGTATTGCGAGAGGCCAACGGAACAATCATTACGCCGGTCGCGGATGGTAGCGAAACCGGATTCGGGTTTTCCAGTTACCTTGTCTGGCGGCGCAGTGTGGTTGCTGACAAGAGTGTTGCCGGTCGGTTCTTCCTTTACAATTATGGGCCAACAGGCCGGTCAGACCTCGAAGGCATCTACGAGAGCACGGACGGCGGCGCGAATTTCTACAAGCGCGCCAATGGTATTCTTGGCCTTTACGGTGGATGGAGCGCGCAGCTCGTTTGCGATGATGCGGGCTCGCTCTATGTGCTTACTGGCCCAGCCGGATCGACGGCGACCGAAGACCCCAATATCAGATCAGTTCGGATTGACACGACGACATGGGCAAAAACCACCATCATGTCAGTCAACGAAATTGTTGGCGCGTGCGTTGGTGCCCCTGTGCCGGGCGACACGAACAAGGCGCTATGGATGCTTGGTTGGGTTAGCGGCGCTTATGTTTTGGCCCTGTCGCGTGACAAGGGGGCAAGTGTTCAGACATTCCCCTTGCCGCCCAGCAACTCGATGCCAACGTGCATTGCCGCTTCGCCTGTCGAGTTTGGACATTTGCTATCAGGCACGATCAGCCAAGGCGTCTGGCGCGGACAATATCTGATGGAGCTTTCATAAATGGCAATTCAACTGAGCGTAGCTACCCGCAACGCGATGCTCGACGCGATTGAGGTCGCGATCGGCGCGTCTGCTATCATGAAGATCCGGACGGGCGCTGTCCCGGCATCATGCGCAACTGCTGACGCGGGGACCGTTCTCGCAACGCTCAACCTGCCTGCGGATTACATGGCCGCCGCATCGGGTGGCGTGAAGGCGCTCACGGGCTCATGGTCTGACTCTGCGGCTGACGCGGCTGGTGTTGCTGGCCATTATCGCATCTATGCGTCTGATGGCGTCACCTGCCATGCCCAAGGGACGGTAACGGCGACGGGTGGCGGCGGTGACCTCACTGTCGACAACACCAACTTCGCCGCTGGGCAGCAGTTCAACGTGACCGGTTATACTTGGACGGCGGGCGGCGCCTGATGACTGAATTTGTCACCATCCCCGGTGATGGGGAGAATATCGCCACAGACGAAATCTTTACGCTCAACGGCGTTGCTGCGCCGGCTGATCTCAAGGTGCAGCGCGCGAAGGTCGGGTACGGACCTGACGGCGATCTGCGCGATGTCGATGCCGATCACCCTCTGCCTGCTGAGGACGTCGCTGCCGCAACGCTACTGACGGCGATCAACAATCTCAGTGACGCGATGCTGTATTTCAGCACTGCGATCCTGCGGAAGATGCCCCGCATCGATGCGAATGACCGCCTTGTCGCGTCAATCGAGGCGGGCACCCTGCCCACTGTGACCACGGTCAGCACCGTGACGGGCGTCACAACTGTTTCGACCCTGACCAATATGACCAACCTGAACAACCTCGCTGGGGGCAACACTGCGCCCATGCCATTCCAGATTTCCAACATGGGTGCGCTGCACCTCTATCAGAATATTGGGGTTTCCTGATGCCAACGACGGTCAAACTGCGGAAGCTACTCCATCGTAAGTCGTGGGAGATGTGCGCCCCTGCCCCGGCGAACACTGCCGCTGGCAGTTTCATCGTCTCCGACAAGTTCAACGTCATCCCGAACAGCCTCGCCTTTTTCGTGTCCGGCCTGTCGGCGATCTACCGGTATGATGGAGATGAAGATAGCTGGGTGCAGCTTCCCAACAGTGCCTTGGCTGGTACGTTCGGCGCTGGCGCGTGCGGAGAGTTCCGCGCTCTGGGCGCAATGGGCGGTGTGTTTACGCAAACTGCTCAAGCGGGTTCCGGTACAGCATCGATCGTAACAAACCGGACCATCGTCCGGTCACTGGCTGGGCGGCGCATCCGCGTCATTGCGGGGACGGGCGTCGGTTTCGATGGCACCGTGCTTTCAAATACAATCGGGACGAACGCCGTTATCACGACGAGCGGGTCGACGACATTCGACGCTACAACGCAGTACCAGATTTTCTCAGGCTCGCTCTGGGTCCAAAGCGCGGGCGCTTCGGCCGGGTTCGGTGTCTATGATCTCGCGACCAATGCCTGGACATCTCGTGCGGCGACCGGTCTGACATGGGGCACTGATGGCCAACTCTGCTCAACCTTGAGCTCTGCCGGTGCATTTGCCTCAGGGACAGCCTCAGCGGGTGCAGCCTCGACACTGACAGATGGTGCCAAGGCGTGGCTGACGAACCAATGGGCGAACGCTCAAATCCGCATCACGGCTGGCACTGGCGTTGGCCAGATCCGCACCGTGGCAAGCAACACCGGTACAGTCTTGACTGTATCGGCTGCATGGACCGTAAACCCGGATGCGACGTCGGTATATGCGATTGAGGGGAATGACGACTATTTCTATCTGATCGGCAACAATGCCGTGACGATGTACCGTTATTCGGTCTCTGCGAACACATGGACGACACTCGCCCCGACTGCTGCGCGCGCTGCCGCCGCTGGTGCTGGCGCGACACTGAACTGGATTGATGGAGTCCATGGCTCGGCATGGGAGCTCAACCCGAATGGGTCTCCCAACCCGCTTGTACAGGGTGGCACCGTTTACAAGCAGCTCGGGCGTTATCTGTTCAGCTTCCGCGGCGGCGCATCAAATGCGCTCGACATCTACGACATCGCGGCCAACACATGGATCAGCAACGTCGCCTATGGAAACCAGAACGAAACTTTCACCACTGGCACGGCGAGCCTCGATTTCGACGGCGCGATCTACATCCAGAAGGAAGCAACGGGGCGTATCTTCAAGTTCAACGTCGACCAGTTCACGATGCAGAGTTTCTTCTACAACCCGCTACCCCAAGGCGCTGCCGTGGTGGGCGGCAAGATGTTTGTGCTGCCCTATCAGGACGGCGCGATAGAAATCCCGTTCCTCTACACGCAGCGCCATACCGGTGCTGATCTGTTCAGGACGGTGGTAGTCTAAAATGAGCTTGCTACTGCTGTTCCGGTCGGCGGCTGCGGCCAACACCGGGACAGGGGCGGCGACAATTGACATCACGTCCTCAGGGTCGTCCGTGCTGCAAATTGCAGGCGTCGGCGCTGGGACGATCAATGTCACCGCATCGGGCGCTGGCAAGACTCTGATCACAGGGGTCGCATCCTCTGTGATTGACATCACCGGGGCGGGGCAAGCTAATCTGGCGACTGCCGCGACAGGCTCCGCATTTATCGGCGTCACCTCAGCCGCGACTGCAAATCTTGCGATTGCAGGCGATGGAAGTGGCTCCATCGGCATCACGTCCTTTGGCGTCGGGCAGTCGACGATCAAGGGTATCGGAAACGCCACGATAGGCATCGCCAGCCAAGGAGCTGCTGATCTTGTCACCAATGGCACCGGCTCTGGCGTCATTGGTATTTCCGGCGCGGCAGCCGGGACGCTCACAGTCTCGGCCGTCGCAAACGCGACAATCTCGGTCATCGCTCAGGCGACGGCAGAATTGACAATCTCTGGCACGGCCAGCGCGGTCATCGACATCACCGGCTCCGGTGTGATCGAGCGCGTCAGGCCGTTCTCGCCGGTCGACGGCAGAGCCCTTGAGGCATCTGCCCGCTCCGGCATCGCCGCATCGACAGGGGCCCGCGTGCTTGCATCTGTCCCAAAAGGGGACGGGTTGAGTGCGAACCCCGGACTTCGCCACCTTTCTGCCGTCCCGACCAAACGGGCCGCATAGGAGAACGAATTGGACATCTACGCAGAGGCCAAGGATCCATCCGAGGTCAAGGATTACACATGGGATTGGTCCCCTGCGCTGGAGACGAGTGAAACCGTGTCCTCGCACACCGTCACGATGATTTCCGCTGCTGGTGCCACCCTGTCCCCTGCCGCGAGTCTGGCGAGCAACGTCTCGCGTGTGTGGCTCTCCGGCGGCACACATGGCGAGCGGGTGATTTACACCATCCAGGCTATCACCTCGCTCGGGCGCACGCTTGAGACCGCCTGTGGCGTCGAAATTGTCGACACTGTTCTTGGGGCTGTGGCGCCAACCGATCTCGAAAACCTCAAGGCTGACCTCGCCGCTGTTCGCGCGGCCAAGATCGAACTCGCGACCGGCAAGATGGTCACTGAAATCTGGCGAGACGGCCGCCGCATTGTGAAGGGTAAGGCCAGCATGTCTGACCTTCTCGCGCTGGAAAGCAATCTGCTTGGTCTGATCCGCGACGCGGAAGCGACCGAGAGCAATGTTCCGAAACGAAGGGCGATTCCGATCCTATGGGGATGATCAGTACGATCTCGACCAACGTCAAGGCTGCCTTTGGCGGCCTTTCTTTTGGCCTGTCCCGCCGCGATGCTGTGCGCTCTGACGTGCCTGAGATGGAAGGTTGGAACCCGCCTGCCGGGTTCGGCGGCACCATGTCTCAGGGTGACATTGAAACACTCTTTGGCCGCGCGCGTGACCTCGACGAGAACAACGGCTGGATCAACGGTGGCCTCGACCGTCGCGTTGAGGCGGTTGTTGGTGGTCAAATCAAACTGCGCGCCCAGCCTGCCTATGAGGTGCTTGGGCGGGACAATGCCTGGCGCATGGCGTGGGGCGCTACAACACAAGCCCGCTTCCGGGTGTGGTCTGAGGACATCGATCGCCGCTGTGACGTCCGCATGAAACTGACGTTCGGCGCGATGGTGAAATTGGCATACCTCTCCTACCTGCGAGATGGCGAGGCTGTTGCTGAGATTCAGGATCACTGGCGCGGCATGTCAAACCCGACCAGCGTCCTCCTGTTTGAGCCTGAACGCATCTGCACGCCGACGCACATGCAGGAAAGCAAACTCCTGCGGAACGGTATTGTGTTTGACGAGAGTGGCGCGGCTGTCGGCGCGTGGGTACGCTCCTGCCATCTGAGCGACCCTGATCCGAAGGCCGAGCGGTATCGTTGGGATTATGTCCCGATGCGGGACGCGGTGACGGGCCGGGCCAAACTGCTGCACGTCTTCTCACCGCGCCGGGCGGAGCAAAATCGCGGCATCTCCAAACTCGCGGAAGCGATGGTCCCCGCCAAGATGCTGGACCGGGTTGACCGGGCGGAAGTTCAGGCTGCGCTCCAGTCGGCGATTATGTCGTTTTTCATCAAGTCGCCGGCTCACCCGGATGACCTTGAGCAGGCTCTGGCACCGACCACGGCGGCTGGTGACGCGGTGTTCACGCCATACCAGAAAACCTACCTCGACCTGCGCGAGAAGAAGCCCGTGCGCCTTGCCGGCGCTCAGGTGACGCAACTCCTGCCGGATGAAGATGTGGTCATCCCCAACGCCTCACGCCCGAATGCGAACTATCCGGACTTCGCCAGGTTTGTGCTGCAGAAGATTGCGGGCGTGCTCGGCGTGTCAGCCCCGCAGCTTTCGCAGGATTGGGAAGGCATCAACTATTCGTCCGCTCGGGCGATGCTCAATGAAATCTGGCGCTCGTTCATGGAGGATCGCCATTTCTTCACGCAAGCGTTCTGCACACCGATCTACGCCGCCTGGCTCTATTGGGAGGTCGCAAATGGCGACGTGAAGATCCCCGGTGGGCCGAGCGCGTTCATCAAGAACAAGACCGCCGTCTGCATGGCAGAATGGATTGGCCCCGGACGAGGCTCTGTTGATCCACAGAAGGAAGCAAACGCGAACAATCTCGACATCGCGGCAGGCCGCAAGTCCACTGTGGAGGCCATTCTAGAAACTGGTCGCGACCCGATTGATGTCATGGACGAGGAAGCGTGGCTCATGGCTGAGCGTGATTTGCGCAAACTCGCTCCGCTCAACCACAACGTCAAAGCCGACACCGCTTCCTCAGATAGCTCCAATAGCTCCGGAACAGAAACCGACCGAGACGGAGACGGCATTCCGAACGAGGACCAGAAGAAGAAGCCGCGCGGCGGCGATCAGGGAGGCTCGCAGTGAGTTCAGCAGATTTCAGGCCGCAAGGCTTCCCCCGGATCGCACAGCAACTGCTCAACCGGCCTGTGGCTATCCATCCGCACAAGATGGAAGTGCTGCTTTGCGCTCTCCAGCAGCAACTCGGCATTGTGTCGCTGACCACGATCGATGCGGTGACGCTTGATGCAAAGATGATGATGGACCGTGCGGCGCTTGCCCGTGATGCCAAATATGATCGTGATCGCAATGCACTCTACGCTGTTGATGGAGACATTGCCGTCATCCGCGTTGAAGGCACGTTGGTCCAAAAAGCCGGCTGGCTGGACGCGATGTCCGGCTTCTGCGGTTACAACATGCTGATCCGCCAGTTGACCGACGCCTACAACGATCCCGACGTGCTCGGCATTTGGCTGGACATCGACAGCCCCGGCGGCGCGGTATCCGGCCTCTACGCCTTCGTTGAAGAGCTGGCCAAGATGACTGCCAGCGAGGGCGGCAAGCCTATCTACGCTTGGGTCAATGAAATGGCGTGCTCCGCGGCCTATGCCATCGCGTGCGTGTGCGACAAGGTTTATGGGCCTGAAGACGCAATGGTCGGTTCTATCGGCTGCGTCATGGTCCATACGTCCATGGCGCGCGCTCTGAATGAGAACGGCATTGACGTCACCGTCATCCGCTCCGGCGAGCGCAAGATGCGCGGCAACCCCTATGAGGGCTTGGATGACGCCACCGCAGCCAAATTCCAGGCGAGCGTCGATGATGTCCGCAAGCGCTTTGCCAACCTTGTCAGCATCGGCCGCAGCATTCCTGTTGCCGACGTGCTCGCCACCGAAGCCGACTGGTTTGAAGGCCGCGAGGCTGTGAGCCTTGGCCTGATGGATGCCGTGATTTCCGAAAGGGAAGCGTGGTCGCGTCTCGAAGAAGAGTGCGACCGCATCAAACGCGAAAGGAGGGCTCGATGAGCCGTTTTGCCAATCTCGGGAGCCGCTTGACCGCGCCCGTCCCGGATGAAGACCCCGACACCGAAATTCCTGCGCCGGACGTGCCGGACGAGGATGAAGACGAAAAGGAAGAACCCAACATGACAGACACCACGAACGACGCGGCGATTGCCGCAGCGCGCGCGGAAGGCCGCAATGAGGCCAACGCTCGCTGGAATACCGTTCTCGCGTCCGAGCATTATGCAGGCCGTGAACAGCTTGCCGCACAGTTGCTCTCCAACGATGCGATGACCGCGGAAGCGATTATTGCCGCGCTGGCAGCCGCGCCCGCTGCGCCCAAGGCGACCACGCTGACCGAAGAACAGCAGCGCGAGGCCGCAGAAGAAGGTGGTCGCAAAGAGCTGAAGTCCGCCCTCGAAAGCGGGAAGAACAGCAACGTCGACCCTGATGGCGGCGCGGGCGGCGATCAGAAACTTTCTGCCGCAGAAACCATCCTGCGCGATCAGGCTGCCTTCACCGGCAAGACCACCAAGAACTGAAAGGAATAACCAAGCATGGCTACCATCAAAGTGCCTTATGGGCAGGCTGGCGTTGCCGCCTTCGAGCAGGGCGATGATTACATCAGCGTCGAACTGTTCTCCGGAACCTCAGCGACCGTCACAGAAGACTTCCCCGTTGGGTCTGGCGTCGCTCTACCGGCTTTCTCCGTTGTCGGACTATCGTCTGACAACCTTGTCCTGGCCAACACCACTGGCCCGATCGTTCCGATCGGCATCACAACGGCGGAAGTTCGCAACACGGGCACTGCCAACACTGTCGCCATCTTCCGTGATGGCGTCTTCAACCCGGACGCGCTGAACTGGCACGCGGATTACAGCACGGACTCCCTGAAGGCCGCCGCCTTCCGTGGTTCGCCTGCGCCGACCGCCATCGTCATCCGCAAATTCGTCTAACTGAAAGGGCCAAACCATGGCACGAGAAATCTACGATACCGAAACCCTGCTTGGGGTGATGCGCGAACAGGAGGCACCGACCAACTATTGGCTGGACCTGCTGTTCAACAACCAGCTCAATTTTGATGACGAGTGGATCGACTTCGAGAAGATTCCTTCTCAGGGCCGTCCGCTGGCTCCGTTTGTGATGCCGCTCGCTCAAGGTCGCCCGATCTATAAGGATCGGTCGCGCGTGCAGCGCTTCAAGCCCGCCTATATCAAGCCGAAGGATCCGGTCACCCCGTCGCGCGTCATCGCCCGGCGCCCCGGCGAAATCCTCAAGCCTGTCCCTGATAACCCCAACACGCGCTACAATGCGATTGTTGCGGACATCACGGCATTCCACCGCACCGCGATCGAGCGGACGTGGGAATGGCTTGCGGCTCAGGCTGCTCTCTATGCGGCCGTGACCATCGAGGCTCCGGATTATCCGGAAACTGTGGTCGACTTCGGTCGCGCTGGTGGGCATTCTGTCACCCTCGGCGTGGGTTCTCGCTGGGGTGATGCCGGCGTGTCCATCCTCGACAATATCGAAAGCTGGATGGACACCATCCACAACGCTGAATTTGGCGGGATGGTGACACGCATCACTGTTGGCACGTCCGCATGGGCCAAGATGCGCAAGGACGCTGAGATCAAGGATATGTTGGACACCACGTATCGCGGTGAAACCGGCGTCTCCATCAATCGCGGCATCATGGCACCGGCTGAAGTCAAACTGGTCGGCAACCTCGCTGGCGCTGACGTGTATGTCTACAAGGACTATTACACCGTCAACGGCTCTGTGACCCCGTTCATGGACCCTCGCGACGTCCTGCTCAGCGGCCCCGGTATCAATGGTTATCGTTGCTTCGGCGCGATCCTTGACCCGAACGCTTCCTATCAGCCGCTCGAAATCTTCCCGCGCATGTGGGTAGAAAACGATCCGCCTGTGACACAGATCATGTCGCAGTCGGCTCCGTTGATGGTGCCGGTCGCCCCCAACAACACGCTGCGCGCTCGCGTGGTCGCGTAAGGAGGCTGATATGGCGAAGAAAGTCTCCGGGCTCTACGCAGTCGGGACCGTCGTGATCAAGGGTGAGTCCTTCGAGCACGGCGCTCTGCTTCCGGTCGAATCTGGCTCGAAGGATGGCCAGTGGCTGATCGACAATCTGGCGGCAACGTCTGGCGAAGCCGACGCCCCCGCCGATGAAGCCCCGGCTGCCTGATCATGGACCCGTTCAGCGCCCTCACCGATGAACTCTTTGAGGCTGTCGATGAGGGCGTTGGCGACCTGATCAAATACCAGGTGTCGGGGGCGTCTCGCGCCTCCGACATCCTGTGCTGGGTTGATCATAGCGACAAGACCGAATCCTATGCCGGTGGCGCTGTGGTCGCTCAGGACATCATGATTGAGGTCCGCAAGGCGCTTGTGCCGACGGTCTCCAAGAATGACCGCATTTTCCTCCCCCGCCTCAACGCTTGGGTCCATCCCAAGGAATGGAAGAACAACCCGTCCGGCAAGGGGTGGATCATCTACGTGAAGGTTGAACGCTGATGGCTATCCCGGCGCTCCGCAGGGTGATGAACGCGACGCTCGATTGGTTGACCGATGAGATTGGCGCTGGCGTCGCTGTGGTGCTGGAGCGCGCGGAAGATGAGCCTTTCCGCGATGAAGAACTGCCGCTGGTCAACATCTCTTGCGAGGATGTCTCTTTCAGTTTCCCTGCCTATGGAACGTGCGATCATACCGCCGGGCTGTTGTTCGACATTTACGCGCCCTCGACGGGTGCATCTACGATTTCCGCCGATCAGGCGATGATTGCCTCTGCGATCAATTCCCGCATTGAGGCGCGCACCGAGACGGCCGGCACGCTTGGCTATTATCTGATGGCCGCTGCCCCTGTCGCGCTTGGGCCTGATCGTGATGAATACCGGCTGTCCGATCATGGGCGCATCCGGTTTGTGTGGACGTTCACGTTCCGCACGCCCGCAACGGACTTCAATTCGATCTGCGCCGCAGACGGATCGACTGTTTCCTGACCTGACCACAACAATGGAGAATGACATGGCTCTCAAACCAGAGCCCACGGCGGTTGCTGTCCAGCTTCCGCCCGTGAGCGTTGATTTTGACGCGCTGCAGAAGGCGCACCGTGAAGGGAAATCCCACGAGGAAATCCTTGCCGAAATCGCACCCCAGCCGGTGGAAGCGGAAGTCGCTCCCGTCGTCGCTGATGCCGAACCCAAGGAGTAACGACCAATGACTGGACCAGTCTATAAGCCCTATGCCTCGAACAAGAAGGCTTTGGCGTTCGCAAACCAGAGCGTTTCCGGCACCGGCATCGCGTTGACCACAGCCGACCTTCTCGACTGCGCGAGCATCACATGGCGGCCGAACGCAATCACGTCGCAGGATCCCCGCTACACAGGCACGACCAAGCGTCGCGGCCCGATCATGCTTGGCGTGACCTATGACATCACTTTTGAATGGACCGTGCATGGCCCCGGCAACGCCGTTCCTGCGGCTGATGCTTGGGTGCCTGGCCGTGTGCTCAAGCAGTTGGGCTTCACCGAAAACCGCGTGACGACCGCAGTTGGCCCGGAAGGCTTTACCGGTGGCACCACGTCACAGGTGACGCTCGGCGCAGCCGCCGTCGGCACGACCGATCTCTACAAGGGTTTGGTCATCAACCTCGCGACGGTTGGCGCTGCCCCGCTCGGCTTCGGCATGATCCGCAGCTACACGTCGGGCAAGGTTGCCACGCTGGCCCGCCTTCGCGCGACTGCAGCGACCGGCAACTACACCATCCCACAGCAGCTCGCTTACACCTATTCCGGCACTGATCCGGTTGCCGGTGCATCGATCACGATCTGGGAAGATGGCGACCGCCTGGACTTCATCGACATGGTGCCCAGCGGCGACCAGACGGTACAGTTGTTCACGTCGAGCCGTGACGGGACCGAATATTGCCGCATCGCTTGTTCGTTCACGGGCATCCTGTACTCTCAGGTCGCGGAAGCAACGCCTGCGGTCGACATCTCGATTGCTGTGCCGCCATTCCGCAACGGTCAGGACGACTTCGCGAATATCCAGATGGGCGGCGCCTCGGCCACGCTTACGCTGTCGAAGGAAGTGGCCTACCCGCCGAACGCCAATCAGGAAACCGGCAACGATCCCCCCATGCCGACCGGCGACACCCGCACGCTGACGATCGAGCGCAACCGCGTCAGCCTTGCTACGGTGGACTTCAAGGCCCTCTCCGACGCTCAGGGCTACCACGCCTATCAGGCGCTCTGGGGCCTCGGTGCCGGGAACTATATGGGCTTCATGGTCGCGAACGGACGCATCGCCCCGCGCAGCGTCAATTCCGGCAACGCTTTCGACACGACCTCGGGCGAACTGTGGATCGATGACGTCGACAAGTGCGTGAGCCTCGTTTTCCCGATCGGATACTGATCCACTACCTGAAAGGAACGACTGATGACGATTCCCGTCGAATCGTCAGAGGTCGGGGTGTTCACCCCCGATTCTCTGAAATACCTTGGGGACGCTGCTCCCAAGTTTAAATTCCGGGCAGCGAACGAACGGCACCTCCGCCGCTTCCGCGCTGTCTGCGCTGACGAGGGCCTTGAATCCTATTCGGATGAGGACTTCCTTGAGGAAAAGCTGCGCGCGATCCCGCTCTATTGGAGCGAGGAAGATGCCGCGGCTATGCGCGTCCGGCTCCAGACTATCGTCGAGACGGTCAAGCAGAACGTCGCCATGAGCGACGAGGACCGCGCTTGGGCTGAGCGGCTGGATGAAGACCTGTTTGACGTCCACCGCCCCTTGCGAGTGATGCAGCGTCGGACAGATGAGGCGAATGAGCACCGCCCTCGCTTCTCTCTGGCAACGTATCTGTGCGGTTGGTCCGGCATTGACGTGCCATTCAAACTGGAGGCTGGGTACATCCCCATCTCCACCGTCGACGCCCTCTCGCGCGAGCTGCGCAAACTCGGCCGGCAGGCGATGATCGACAATCCGGAAGGCATTGCATCCGAAGTGATGCCGTACTTCGAGTTGTTCATTGAATCCGCCAAGTGCATCACCTTGACCGAGGGTGAGGAAAAAAACTCGCCTGCGCCGTCGCCATCTACCATGACGGAAGATGCTTCGACGGCGGCGCAGATGGATGGCGCGTCTATCGCGGAACGTGGGGAGGTGAAGAACGATTCTTCGACTTCTACGCAATCGGCCCCGACGACCCGCAAGAGCGAGCCGAAGCCGAGCGATCAGGCGTCACTTTTGGAAACCCAAAGCGATGGGCAACCGACGACATGACCTCGCTGGTGCGCCTCTGCTATCTCTGTGAAGGGGGTATGGGCGCACCGGTATGGCCGGACGGTGGCGCGCTGATCGACCAGCCTGTCAAGTTGGTCGCGGCGTTCAACATGATCCGGTCCCTGTCCTCCTACTACAAGAAGAAGCCATGATCCGGGCGAGCGTCCAACCCGACACTTCCCGGATCAGTGCTGCGGAGGAAGCCTTCAGGCGTCGCATCGAGCGCGCGATGATGGTGGCCTCCCACAAGGCCAGCAGAGAGGCGCTGACAGAAATCCGGGCCAAACTCCCCGGACGCCTTGGGCGCGCTCTGGGCCACTTCTCTGACCTCGACAAAGGGCAGGTATTCCGGCGCGGCAACGTGTCATCCGCCTCGGGCGGCATCTCGATCAGATCAAAGAGCGACCGCGCTGTCGGTGCGATCATGTCCGCTACCGAGGATTCAACGCAGATCAGGCCGGTCAAGAGCCCGTGGCTGTGGATTGCGACGCCTGAACTCGGGATCAAGCGCGTCAACCGCTTCCGGATCACGCCCGCGCTCTACAATAAGGCCGGATATGACAAATCTATCGGGCCCCTTGAAATGGTGCCGGGGCGACATGCCGGAGAAGCGCTCCTGATTGTGAAGCGTGTTTCTGTTCCAACGGAGCGCGCTGGCCGCATCCGGCGCCTGCCCTCGAGTGGTCGCCCGCGTGGCGCTCGTGAAGCCAAGGATTTCATCGTTGCGTTTGTCGGCATCAGACAGACCAGCCGGACCCGCGTCGTTGACGTCAGGACCATCGTGAAGGCGCACGCCGACAAGGTTGGGCGCTACATCGCAGACGAAATGGGGAGCGCCACTTAATGGCCAATGAATCGACGGTTTTCCCTCAGATTATCCGTCCAACCTACGATCCTTCCGATGCGTTTCCGAAGATGGTCAGCGACGCCAAGAACGCGGCGCGACAGATCAAGGGCGAGTTCGACAGCGCCACCGGCAAGATATTCAAGACTGATGCGCAAAGCGGTGTGTTCGCTGGGATGGCGAGAGAGGCATCTCAGTTGCGCGCGGCGTTGGACCCTCTCTACGCTGCGCAACAGCGCTTCAATCAGGCTATGGACTCGACGGACAATCTGTTCAGGTCCGGCATCATCTCCCAACGCGAGCATGTTTCTGCAACGCGCTTGTACCGAGAAGAGTTGCAACGCGCCAACGCCGCACTCTTCGCCAATGCGAACGCCCAGAAACTTGCGCAGTCAGTCCCGACCGGGCGCATAAGGCAGGCGACAGGGGCGGAGCGGCTTGTTGCTGGTGACGCCAGTATTGATCGGGCAGCTCTCGCGGCAACCACACTTGATCAGGTGCTGGCCCGCGTCGCCACAAAGGGGCCTCAAGTCCAAGCCGCATTGACGTCTGCTGCAAAAGCATCCGCTGCGGCGATGGATGAGGCGAATAGGGCCGCTCAGAAACTTGCGCAGTCCCTTGAGGCTGAGGCAGCTAAAGCCGCACGAGAACTCGCGCTTGAAACTGACCGCCTCGCCAAAGAGGCGGCAATCCTGCGAGGTCAGTTGGATCCACTCTACGTCGCTCAGGTCCGCTTTGATCAGGAAATGAACCGGGCTGATGACCTTTTGCGGGCCGGGACGATCAGCCAACGCGAGTATGCGATGGCAACGCAGGCTTCGCGAGACGCGCTTCAACAGGCGAACGCCGCCATCCACGGCGTAGCGGAAGGCGCACGCGCCGGGACGACCGCAAACCACCTGATGGCCAACTCGACGCGCGGATTGCGCCAAGCGTCGGTGCAGGCCGGGCAGCAGCTCCAAGACATCGCCATCTCCATCTATTCGGGGCAGCGGGCGAGCGTCGTGTTCGCACAGCAGTTGCCGCAATTGGCGTTCGCGCTCACTTCGCTTGAAGGGTCAACGAACAAGACGCTTTCCAAAATCGGCACGTTCGCGACGTTCCTCTCTGGACCATGGGGCCTTGCTGTTGGCCTCGCTGTCGGCGCGCTGGGGATGCTTGCATCTGAGTATTTCAGTGCCGGGGAAGCGAGCGACAAGGCGAAGAACAAGTCATACGACTTCGCCAAGGCGTTGGACGTCACCAAACTGTCCGCCGAGCAGCTTGTCGATGCGATGAAGCAATTGGTCGAAGAAACTGAGCGCGCCATCCAATCTCAGGATGCCTTGGTCGACAGCCGAGCGAACAACGCGAAGATTTCAGAGGCACAGGCCCGCAGCGAGTTGGCGCGCATCAACGCGGCGCTCTCGGAAGCGAACAAGGCAAACACGTTCGTCGGCCGGCAGATCGGCACGGCCCCTGCCCCCGGCGTGATCGAGGCGCTGGAGGCTAAGGCGAAGCAACTCAATGATGTGATCTCGAACGCCAAGGTCGCGAGCGTCAACGCCCAGATCGCTCAGACGCAGCGCAATGTCGCGGAATCACTCGACGAAACCACTGCCGCGCAAGGACGCTACAACCGCGAAGTCGCCAAACTCATTGAATTGCGTCAGAAGTACGAGGACGTCCCGCTCGGCGGGCGTCAGGCAGGCATTGACCAGGCTGAGTTCGATAACCGGTACAAGGCGCTGACACGCGCCTACGAGGCGGAGAAGAAACTGCTCTCGCAGCGCAAGCAGAACGTCAAGAACGTCCGCGGCGATCTCGTCGACATCGGTCTCCCCTTCTCGGCCTCCAAGATTTCATCGGGCTATGGCGCGCGCGTAGCGCCGACCAAGGGGGCGTCGACAAATCACCTTGGCGTCGACTTCGCGATGGCAGAAGGAACGCCGATCCGGGCGACCATGGATGGCATCGTCCAGTTTGCACGAAATATCAGGGGTTATGGCAACCAGTTGCGCCTCGGTCTCGGCGCCGGGACGGAGCAGCGCTTCTCGCACCTATCGAAGTTCAACGTGGATGAGGGCCAGAAGGTGTCCAAAGGTGACATCTTGGGCTTTGTCGGCAAGACTGGCACCGCGACCGGCTCCCATCTGCACTATGAAGTGCTCGTCAACGGCAAGAAGGTCGACCCGACCAAGCGCCTATTCGGCGTGGATAGCGGGTATGTCGAGAAGACAGGCGACGCCGCCGAGCGCAAGGCCGCCCAGGCTGCGGAAGCTGCGCAGCGCTTGGCTGAGTTCGGTCGCGATGCGCGCGTCCAGATTGAGCAGATGAAGTCCGCGCTCGCTGAGACGCCCCCTGCCCTTCAAGCGGCTGCGCGCGAGACTGAGCGCCTTGATGACCTTGCTGCGTCCATTCGGGATAAACTCCCGGCTGGCGCGACTGAAATGCTGGCCGAGATTGAGAAGTTGAAGGTTGCCGCTCAGGAATTGGCTGATGGCCCCTTCCGCGACATGCTCAAATCAGCAGCCGAGCGCGCTGAGATTGAGAAGGTGCTGATTGAGGGCGGTGAATTTGAGGCGGAAGTGAAGCGCCGCGTGCTTGACCTTGAACGGCAGCAAGGTGCGCTGGATGAGAAGCGCATCAACACGATCCGGGCTATCGTTCTGGAAGAACGTGCCCGCGCCCGTCTGATCGAGAAACAGGAGGTCGCCCGTCGGCGAGAACTCGACTACCTTGAGCAAACGCAGAACAATATCCGCCAGACCACCTACGAACTCCTGAAGGGCGACGGCTTCAAGGCCATCGGCAACCTGTTCAAGCGGCAGTTCGATCTCGTTGTCCAGCAGATGGCAGACTCCATCACAGAAAGCCTGTTCGGCGACGCCTTCCGCGACGCGAAAGACAAAGCGATGGGCTTCGACAAGGTCAAGGAGGCGAGCCTGAGGGTGGCGGCATCGTCCAATATCGCCGCGGACGCTCTCAATGCTCTGGCGGACGCCGCGCACAATGCATCCGGCGCCATGGACCCTGCGAACGACAATGAGCATGATGTAGCTAAACAGGTCGCAGAAATCAGTGATGAGATTATCGTCACCGCTCGCTCCATGCGCGAGACTTTGAAAGATACCCTCAACCGCATTGGCAAGTCCCTTCTCGGAGACAAGTTCTTCACGAAGATGCAGGGCCTACTCAAAGGTGGGATGGAGGCTGTCGCCTACGGCCAGTTCGGCTCCGGCATCCTGCGCAGCGTTGGCGTCAAGCAGAGCAAGACTGGCGCGAGCATTGGTGGCTTGGCGGGCGGTGTGATCGGCGGGCCTGTCGGTGCGATCATCGGTGGCATTATCGGTGGCACCATCGGCGGTCTGTTCAAGAAAACACCCAAGGGCAACGTCGTCATCAGCAACTCCGGGACGACGGTCAGCGGAAGTTCAAAACTGAGTTCCGGACTCCAGTCCCTCGGGTCGGGCGTGTCCGACACGCTGTCATCGATCGCTGAGCAGCTTGGCGGGACCGTTGGCGGCTATTCGGTGTCGGTGCGCCAGAAGGGCAAGAAATATTACGTCAACGGCCAGAAGTTCAAGGATCCGGAAGAGGCGGCACGCGCGGCGCTCCTGTCTGCCATCCAGAACGGCGCGGTGCAGGGTATCACGCAAGGCGCTCAAAACCTCTTGCGCGCCGGACAGGACGTCGAGAAGCAACTCTCGAAGGCGGTGAAGTTCCAGAATGTGTTCAAGGAACTGCGTTCGCTCAAGGACCCGGTCGGCGCGGCCATCACCGAGTTGAACAATGAGTTCACCAGCCTGATCTCGATCTTCAATGAGGCCGGCGCGTCCGCACAGGAGTTTGCTGACCTTGAAGAACTCTATGGCCTCAAGCGGGCCGAGGCGATTAAGTCCGCAACGGAGCAGATGACCGGCGCTCTCAAGTCGCTGATCGACGAGATGACGATCGGCGATAATGGCCTATCCCTGCGGGACCGCCTCGCCAATGCGCGTGCAGCGTTCAATCCGCTGGCGAGCGATGTCCAGTCTGGCAAGAAGGTCGACTATGACGCCTTTGCGGAAGCGGCGCGGGCGCTGCTTGACGTGCAGCGGCAATTGTCCGGCAGTGGTGGCGACTATTTCAAGACGTTCAACGAAATCCTGTCGCTCAGCCAGACCGCGCTTGCCGGCCAGCAGAATGTGGTATCGATCGCTTCGGCGGCGGGATCGCCATTTGCGGGCGTGTCGACTGCTGAGGCTGTCTATTCGCCAATCGTCGGGGCGCTCAACGATCAAAGCCAGATGATGTTGGTGCAGCTCCTGTCGCTGAACACGACATCGCAGAAACTGGTTGATGCCATGAACGCCGCCAATGCCAATGGCACAGGCTTCTATGCCAACTATGCCACCGGGACGACCTACTTTTGATCCTGCTTGCTGAACTCGACACACTTGATCCCATTGCGGGCACGCGCAAGACGATCCGTGTCACCAATGCCAATATTGCTTCGGTGACATCGCTCAACGGCGTCTCATGGCGTCCAGCGATGGCCAGCGAGCCTGAATTGTCCATGCGGACCTTCAAGGGCGATTTCGACGGGCAGGCGACCGTTGGCGTGGGGTCAATGTCCATCCTGCTTGGACAGATCGTGCAACTGGACGCCAACGCCAAGCGCTTCGCTTGGGGTAGTACCAAGGTCAAAATCTGGGCTGGCGTTGCCGGGCAGGCTTGGCCTTGGACACAGTATTTTGATGGCGAAGTCGACGCCTTCACGTCTCAGGACGGCAAGGTGTCGCTGTCGCTCAAAGTGTCGACAAAGCCGTTCGAGCGGGAAGCGCTGTATCTGTCCTATGCCGGGACGGGTGGCCTTGAAGGCGGAAGTGACCTTGCTGGACGCCCGAAGCCGTGGCTGCTTGGTCGCTGCAAGGGCGTGGAGCCTGTCCTGATCAATGCGACGGACTCGGTATTTCAGGTGTCCGCCTATGGGGCAATTTCTGCGGTCACAGCCCTGTTTGAGCGTGGCGCTGCATTTGGGGCATCTGCTGGGGACTATCCGACGTATGCCGCGCTCGTGGCTGGAGCTATCCCCGCTGGGCGCTGGGCGACGTGCCTTGCCTCTGGCCTGATCAGGCTTGGCGCTCCGCCTTATGGCACAATCACTGCGGACGTTGACGGTGACGCGCCGGGCGGGATATGGCGGCGCAAGACCGGGGAGATCATCACGCGCATTGCGACTGGCGCCGGGCTCTTGTCATCTGATCTTGACGCAACATCCATGACCGCGCTCGATACCGCTTTGGTAGCGCTCCCCAATCAGGGGCGCATCGGCGTCTATCTGACCGAGCAAATCGACGTCATGTCGCTTGCTGCCCAATTGGCCGCTCCCTGCAATGCACAGGCCGGGATTTCCTTGATGGGCAAACTGTTCGCGGTGCGGCCGTCGTTCGCGAGCCCGTCTCTGACACTGGACGCACAGCAGCGCCGCCAGCCAGTGGTCGGGTCAAATTCAGAGTCTGGGGTGTCTCCGCCATTCAGCACTGTTGAAATGGGCTATGAGCGCTGCTGGCGCGTGCATCAGTTCAGCGAGATTGCGTTCTACGCGACGCTGGTCGATCTCGGGGCCTATGATGCGGCGACAGTGTACCGCGAAGGCAACATGATCACAGACCCGGCGACGGGGAAGCGGTATCTCTACATCAACCCAACGCCGTCAGCGGGCAATGCTCCGCCGAACGTGCTCTATTGGGATGACATCGGCTCATCCGGTGCGGCCGGCACGACGCGCTACCCTGAACCTGTGCCGATCGATCCGGCGGTGGGTTGGTTGTATTTCGATGCAACGGGCCGCACCTACCGGTTTGAAGGCTATGGCCTGACTGATGACCAGGGGAACCCGATCCTTGACGACAATGGAGACCAAATACTCACCGATGGATGGGTGATGGTGAGGGATAGTGGCATTGATGCCGCAGCCGCAGCCGCAGCCGCAGCTCAAGCGAAGGCGGATGAAACCTCTGCTCAAGTTGCCCGCATCGCGTCTGACGGGTGGCTTTCTACCACGGAAAAGCCTCAGGCTGTGATCTTGTATCAGGCGCTCGTGGCTAACCATGCAGCGCTTGACGCTAAAGGCGTGTCTTTGGGTATCGCCGCGACGGAGCGGGCGACGGCGAACACAAAAATGACCGCGCTGGACACCTATCTCTATGGACTTTCCCCGACATGGACTGACGCCAGCCAAGATACCGTGATCGTGCCCGCCACGTACAAGACGGCATGGGATGAAGCCTATGCCGCGGTGGCGGCGCTGCAGGCAGCCATTCAGGGGCAGCCCGGCGTGTCGCCGGTTGCCATCACGCTGTCCCCGCCGACGGCGACGGTGCAGTTGGATTATAACGGCGTGCCCAGTGGCCTGCCGATCGGGTTCACGGTTCTGGCGCATCAGTCCGGATCTGCGATTTCGGTCACGTCCGTCACAAAGACAGCGGAATCGGGCGGTTCGTTCTCGGTGGCCGGTGCTGTGGTGACGCTAAACAGCCTGACCGGCGGTGCATCGGACGCCTATGTGGTGCTGACAATTGTGGCGGGTGGGCAGACGTTCACCGGCATCACGCTTTCCGTCGGCACGTCCAAGGCCGGGCTGGCGCTGGGCACCGCGAAGGTGGACATCAGCGTGAACCTGTCAGAGGCGACGGCATCCAGTTTTGCGCAGGTGGGGGGCACGCTGGCCATCAACGCCAGCAATGCGGGCAAGGTGAAGGTCAACCTTGTCGGGCCGGGTGGCGCCGCGGGGCATGTGCGCCCGGACGTTGAAGATTATCAGTATGAATGGAAAATCGAACTGTCCGCCAATGGTGGCAGCACATGGCCGTTTGCGACCAGTGTCGTCACAAGCACGCAAACCACGTTCAATTTGACGGGACAGATGCGCGGCGGGCTGACTGCCACGGGCGGTCCTTATTCGATAACCGGCTTGGGGTCTGAAACGCCCTGTCTGGCGCGGCTGATGCTGCGCCAGAAGGCAGGCACGCCCGCCCCATCCGCCATGATCAGCAGCGCGTTGACGATGACCGCTGAACAGGAGCCTTAAGACATGACCAGTTTTTCAGCCGCGCTGTCATCCATGCCGGTCGCGAACTATTCCATCGCCTATCTGTTTGGCGTGAAGGATGGGGCACCAGACAGTTACGGCAAAGTGCCTATGACGGATCTGCTGTTCAAGGATGCGAGCGGTGCCTTCAATGCGGGCGGCGCAGGCATCGTTTCAGGTGCCGCAACGGCAGTTGCATGGCTGGCCGCTGGTACGGCCTTCAATACAGGCGGGGCCGCCATCGGCCTGCGCGGTAATAGTGTCGGCTATAACAATGGCGGCATGGAATGGTACACAGGCGGTCTGGAGCGGATGCGGCTTGATGCGAATGGTAAACTGATGGCTGGGACGACCGTTGCTTCCGGGTTGTTGTCCATGGTTACATCGGGTGAAACGGGACTTTACCTCGATGTTGCTGGTCCGCATTATGTTCAGACGTTGATCAAGAATAACACAGGCGGCGCTTTCTTAAACTTTGTCTATTCCGGCGGCGGTGTCGGGTCTGTCACCACGAACGGCACATCCACCGCTTATAATACGACGTCAGATTATCGCCTTAAAACAGACCTGCAGCGCCTGTCTGGCGCATGGGAGCGCATCAAAAGCATTGCTGTGTACGATCATGGGTGGACCAACAGGGGTGGGCGATCCCGCTCTGTCCTTGCGCACGAACTGGCCCCCATCGCGCCTGATGCCGTTCATGGTGACAAGGACGCGATGCAGACTGTCAAGAATGTCATCACGCCAGCCGCCCCCGCGGTGCTGAACAACAAAGGTGAGGTTGTGACGCCTGCCGTTCGGGAAGTTTCAGAAATGGTGCAGGTGCCCGCCTATCAAGGCGTGGATTATTCCAAACTGGTGCCGGACCTGATCGCCGCGCTGCAGGAAGCGCAGGAACGCATTGAGGCGCTGGAAGCCGCTCTGGCGGCCTGATTTTCAACGAAGGAGAAGACCATGAAGAAACCATTTGGATGGATCGCCGTTGCTATCGCTGCGCTAGCGCTGGCCACGTGTGAACAGCCGCAACCCTTGCCGGACCAGTCGGGCAATGTAACCGATGATTGCACCGGGCCGCGGTGCGAAGACGTGACCGACACGAAATAGGGAGGCAACCATGGACCGTGATGCCATTGCCAAGGAATTGGCCGAACTCGGGCGCCGGGAATAGCGGCACATGAAGAAGCTGGCCGCTGTTCAGGCCCGCCGCTGCGAACTGTTGACGGGCCTTGCCTGCAATCACGCTGCTGAAATTGGGCTTTCGCCTGATGTGGTGCCGACCGTGATTGCGCCGAAAGAGGAAGAACCGGCATGAGCGTTGCTGGTGTAACACTCACCAGCATTGTCAACATGGGGGCGGCCACATTGCTGTGCACAGCGCTGTACCGCCGCCCCCAGGCGATCAACGTCACGTTGGCAACAGGCTATGTGCTGGCAATCGCTCTCGCGCAGTCAATCCACGGCGGCGACCTGAGGGCTCTTCTTGTGGTGCTCGACGCAGGCGTCGTCGTTTGCATGTCTGCGCTCTACGGGCTTTACCACTCAGACCGGGCGAAAATCGTGGGGGCTATCGGCATGGTGAAGGTCACCGGCTCGGTGGCGGCCGCCATGTTCGGTTGGCCTTGGGGTTCATGGGCGGCTGCCAACAACGCGTTATTCTACGCTCAAATCCTGATTGCCGGGGGAATGGCTGATGGGATCATGGCTTGGTTGGGCAATCGCACTCTGCGCGCTGCTCGTATCTTTACGCGCGTTCCTGCGCATAATCGGAGGCGGTGATGCAGGACGATGTGACACTCACCGAAATCGCCGACCGCCTGACTCGCCTTGAGGATAAAGTCGACAAGGAATTCGACGAACTCAAGGACATTCTTGATGCTGTCACAGCGGTCAAAACAGGCGGGAAGGTCATCAACTGGCTGGCCAAAATGCTCGCTGCGGCGATCGCTGTCGGCGTGATTCTGAAGGGCGGGGCAATGTGGTTTGTCGCGCTGGGCACAAAATAGGAAACTGACATGAAAGAGAATTTCGAAGCGGCGCTCGCTGCCGTGCTCGTCCATGAAGGCGGCTATGTGAACCACCCTCGTGATCCGGGGGGCGCTACCAACAAGGGGGTAACACAGGGCGTCTATGACGACTGGCGCGTTCGCCATGGGAAACCGAAGCAATCTGTCCGCCTGATCACATCTGAGGAAATCGGTGCGATCTATAAGCGGGATTATTGGGATCGCGTTCGTGGCGATGACCTGCCGTCTGGCGTTGATTATGCCGTGTTCGACTTTGCCGTCAACTCGGGCGTCAGCCGCGCTTCTCGTTATCTTCAGGCCGCGGTCGGAACGCCGCAGGATGGTGTGATCGGCCCGCAGACGATTGGTGCGATCAAGGACGCAAAGGCGACGGTCAAGGCTGTCTGTGACAAGCGCATGGCGTTCCTGCGTGGTCTCGGGACGTTCAACACATTCGGTCGGGGGTGGACGCGCCGCGTCAATGACGTGGCCGCAAAGGCAGGAGCAATGGCATGAACAACATTTTCGCATTCACCGAAGTCAACCACGAGCAGCCATCATATCCCGGCTTCATCTCCATAAACGGGGACGAGAGCGGAAATGTCGTGGTGACAATCCGAGAAAGTCCGACTGTCCGCGATAGCGTTTATATTTGTTCGCATGAGTCTGGCCCCGGAAAATGTACCGCGGGAGGCCCAACCTGCAATAATTATTGCAACATGGCTCCGCAAAAAGGGCCGATGCAAGACCGTCCGCTGCCCTGCCAACAGGTGCTTGAAGGGAAGCAGGCAACATTCACAATTCCTAAATCGCATTGGACACTCAAGCCATGAACAACGACCGTCACGCCTTGCTGGCGTTCATCGCCGTCCTGATCGCCATCGTCATCTTGTCCGTGGTCGCCGCCGTCCTTGCGTGGAATGCCAAGCCCGTTGAGGCTCTGGGCCTCTCAGGTGCGGTCACGGGCCTGATCGGCGTCCTTGGCACCTTCCGGCCCCGGCAGAACGCCGCGACGCCTGACGGGCAGACTGGAGAGGTGACATGAGCATTTTGGGGAAGCTGATAGGCATAGCCTTGCCGCCGCCGCTGAGTTGGATCGTTTCCGCGTTCAGCGTCGTCAAGAAGGCGGTGGCCTTTGTCGGTAAACTGGTCCTCAAGCATCCGCGAGAGGTCGCCATCGCGTGCCTTCTTGTGCTGTCGTGGTGGCTGCACCGCGGATGGAACAGGACGATCGATCAGCGCAACGCCATCGCCGCAGAATATGCGACGTTCAAGGACATCATCCGCGACCGCATGGCGGAAGCAATTCTGGAGGCGACGCGCCTCAAACTCGAAAAGGAAGCCCTCAATGCAAAACTCAACGCGAAAGCTGACAAGGCTGCTGGCGATCTCCCGATTGTCTATCGGGATCGTGTCCTGCGGCAAGCCGGAGCACATCCGGGTTGCTCCGCTGAAACCAATCTGCCCGGTGCAGACCTACCCCAAGGCAGCGACGGACCCGGTACAGGTGCCGGACTTTTTATCTCAACCGGTGACGCCCTGATCTGTGCAGATAACACCGCACGCCTCAAGGCTGTGCAGGAATGGGCTGTGAGCATGGAGAGTAACTGACATGCCCGCCACGCCAGACCGTATCGAGTTCATCATCGCTGAGCATCGTCTTGTGAAGTTCGGGCCTGACGCTGGAGTCATCACCAAGCATGGATCCTCGGCCCGGCGCACAGGTGTCGTCCCTACGTTCTTTGAATCTCAGGGCGACGCTCAAGCGATGTGCGATGAGCGTGGCGCGCTGCTCTCGCCAGACCGGCGGCGCTTCACCACTGAAATCCTCGGAGAGGCAACCGGCCTTGGACTGGCTTACACAGTGACGACGCCGGCGCTTACTCTGATCGATGACGACTTTCTCGCCAATCACACCGCCTTGGTGAGCGAGATCAAGATCAACTTCTCCAAGGCGACCACCACGATTGAGAGTTGGGGCTGATGGCAATCCAGAAACCGTTCGCAGTGATCCCGACACCGCTCGGGACGGTGACCACCGGTAACGAGACCGGCGGCGCATTCGCCTCGCATCTGGGCGAGTTCAAGAATCCGGGGATGGTGTGGCGGACGGCCGGCGCAAGCAATGCTTGGGTGCGTGGCAACTTTGGTGCTGCAAAGGCTGTGGATTTCATGTCGATCATGGCGACGAATGCGCAGGCCGGAACGACCATCCGCTTGCGCCTCGGCGACAGTCAGGCGGAAGTTGACGGCACCGCGGACTATGACACAGGCGCAATTCCCCTGATCTCCCCCGCGACCACACGCGAGGATGGCATCTATCACAGCCATTTCGAGCTGCCGTCGACGCAGACCAAGCAATGGTGGCGCATCGACATTGGCGGGCACAGCGGCGACTTCCAAGCATCTATGCTGGTGCTGGGCCTCAAGCGCCAATTCGCGGACTTCTACAACCCGGATTTCGAGTTCGGCTATGAAGATACCGGCGATATAAAGATTGGCGCATATGGCGTTGTCGAAGAGACGCCGGGCCTGATCCTGTCCGCGCTCAACATGACGTTCGGATGGATGACCGAGGCCGATCGTGCGACCAAGTTCCAGCCGCTGGCCAAGGCGTTGGGTAAGCGCAACGTCGCTTTCTGGTGCTTTGACCCCGACACGACCACACAGCGACAGGACAAGACCTATCTCGGCTGGTTCACGGAAATCCCCGTGTTCAAGCCATCAGCCAACCGGCAGGACCGGTGGCAAGCGCCGTTCAGGATATTCTCGATCCTGTAATTTTGGTTTGCAGTTAGATTCGCTTCAGCTTCCCAGCGACGGGCGGGAAGGCCGGGGCGGGCTTGGTCAGTCTCGCCCGTCCCGGTTTTCATCTCCGCCTTGCCAAACTTCGCCGAGAGGGGTGTTTGCGAACATGGTGTGCAACGACAATGAGGGTTCATGGTCGCGCCTGATGTGGACCGCGTGCTCATCCCGAGAAACTTCATACCAGCCCCACTGGCTTGCAGTGATGGCCTGTTCAGGAGAGACGGAAACAATCCCTTTCATTGCATAGGTGTAACTCAGGACTGGAGATTCCTCCTTCCCTGTATAAATGGCTCCGTTGAGCGCTGGGTGAGGGTCGCCAAGTTTCAATCTAGTCGTCATCTCATATTCTCCCGAAAGGGGGTATCCGATATTCCCACGAAAGGGGGGTGGGGTCACACTACGTCCCTGACCATATCCCACTTCAACGCGCGCTTGGCCTTCCATGCCAGCGATTTCCAGTTCATCGCGCCCATGGCCAGCGTCTCGCGCTCCCATGCCGGCAGGCTGGCCTCAATGACCGTCACAGTGTCATAATCTCGCTTGTCGCTCGCATCTGTCACCGAGGCGTTGACCACAAGCCAGGCACCGCCCTTGGTCTCCCAGATTTCAGCTTCGCTCCAGCGCTGATCGCCGTCGCGCTGCGTGCTCCCCTCCCAGATCAGGCGTGCATTCGCCTTGATCGTCGGGCCCATGTGCTGGGTGAGCAACACTTCCTCAAATTCTGACATCTCATTCGTCCTCTTAAATTCCCCCGAAAGGGGGTGTTACTGTTTCACCTTGCGCCATAGGCCCGTTCTCTCCCGGACGTAGGGCGACCTCGGAGACTTGAGCACAAGGCCCTCCCCGCCGTTATCCCACACCATGCGCGCCAATCGCCTTATAGCGGCCGGGCAATCCATTGGCATATGGGGCAAGATCACAACGCTATCCCATATCCGGGGTTCTAATTCCCACGAAAGGGGGTGTGCCCTCGCCTGCTCATAGAGCGTTGTCAGCAAGGCCAGCCTGTCCGTCAACAGCATATCGCCGCACCCTGCCCGCCAATCGTCCATAGGCAGCATGTCGAATAGGTATAGCTTGCCTTGAGGGCCTGCCTTCCATCCGCCTTCGCAATACGCCTTGGTCGCTGCGAGCGTTCCCCCGACCTGAAATTCAGCGTCAAAGAACATGGGGCCGCCAGCAATCTCCTCCATCAACCGCAACACTGGCGCTAGATGGTCAACGCCGTTTAACGTCATGCCGTTGAGGGTGTGGGAGTTGCTGCGATACCAGGGCGCCCGCCACCCATCGATCTTCTCTGAGGCCAACCAACCCCCAACCGGCATTCCCCCGGTCCAGTCTGTAAACATGTGGCAAAGGTACGTTGGCATGGGGGCGAGGGATGGATGGGGCGACATTATGCCGCCTTCCGAAAGTTGACCGAGAGCGAGCGGACTGCCGGCGGCCATCCGTTCAGGCGCGCTTCGATCGCTGCGAGAGCATTTTCAGCGGCAAGGCGCGCGTTCGTCTCTTGCGCCAAGCGTTTGAACGCATCGCGCTTCTGATCCTTCAAGCGGTCATTGAGGCGATATTCCCCCGAAAGCCTCTTTTGCAGACCGCGAGCGAACAGGACTGCCTTGCGCCGCTTTTCCTTGCCTGTGATAGCCATGGCGCGCGCTTCATCGCGAGACTTGCGCAGGATGGCCTTGCTTTCGTCATCGGCGCGGGCGGCCTGCAGTTTGGCGCGGACCGATAGGGCGAGTTTGATGGTGCGGCGGCGCTTGTCCTGCTCTTTCCAGAATGTCGCCCGCGTCTTTGCCCCGATTGCCATTTCGCTGGCAAGGGATGCCTGCACTTGCTCACGCATCCGCATGTGATCCGCCGCAATATCCCGCTGCAGACGCGCCGCCTTCCGCATCGCCCAGGCTAGCCTAATCGCCCGTTCATGCGCTGGCGTCCGTTTGGCCTTCAATTCCCCCGAAAGGGGTGCGGTGTCCGCAATTCCCCCGGAAGGGGGTGCGAGATCATCCATCGCCGCGGCCGCCTGCCATTGCGTCCAGAAAGGCCCGGCCATAACAGCGCCAGATTGATCGATCACAACGAACCCAGCGCCATCCAGGTTAGAGGCAACGCGCAATGCCGCCATATCGTCCGCCAGATCACCGCAGGGCGCGATTTCATGCTTGGGTGCAATCTGTGGAGCGGAAACGGGCTCTTGCGCTTCCTGTGGCGTCTGAGAGGCTGAAATCGTCTCACATTCCCCTGAGAGGGGGGTGACGGGTTCAATTCCCCCGAGAGGGGTTGCTGAAACCTTGCCCGCCCTGCCGGGCTTCGCAACAGGACCGCACGCTTTCCGGACGGCCGCGCGATCCCATAGGATCCCGCCTTTCTTTGGTTCAATCGGCAACGTCTGCGACGCTATCGCTTCCCCGCCATCGCCAAGCGTTTCCATTGTCACTGTATCCCTATGGGAATTGCGACCGGGCAACGGGATGGAAAATGCGCCGTCCGCGTATTGATCCGGGATATAAGCGCGCGTTTCTTGGCAATAGTGGCGGCCCTTCAGGACATCCCCAAACGTAACACCCATGGTACGGCGGTTATCGCATTGCCGCGACCATGAGCCGACTGTTTCAATCGAGCTGCTAAAGCTCGGATATAGACCGGCCTGCAATGCCAGCCATTCGGCATAAGCCCGCACTTCGCAATCTGTTGCCTTGCGCGGCTTGTCCTTTGGCGTCGGGATGAAGGCGCGTTCAATGTTGAACAGGTCAAAAACGGCTTTCTCAATTCGTGCATGTTCCATTGTCATTACTCCATTGTTGCGCGGAAAGGGCCGCGCTTCCCAAGGCTCTAGCGCCTTCCAAAACCGCGAATTTCGCAGCTTGGGAAGGCGGCGCCCCATGATAGGGCGCGCGCCTAAATGCGGATAGGGTTAGACCAAACTACCGGAAAGCCCGCGCGTTTGCGGCGCTGCCATGATCTCACTAGGCCGCCCTTTCGGAAAGACAATGAACCGGCCGCCGCAATCGCTGGCAAATATCCAGCCGCCCGAATTATCGCGATATGCGGCCGCGCCGCTAATGTTTCCGAATTCAATTGCGCGCGGCGCCATAGGGTTAGCTTGCATGTCTCTTGCCTCTCTTGTGCCATGATAGGGTAAAGGCCGCGCGATAGGGCAGGCCGCGCGCCTAAATGCGGATAGGGTGCCCCTAAGCGGGGATAGGGCGCCGGATAGGCCGCGCCGGGATCCAAGCCGGCGCGCGCCTGTAAACCGGGATAGGGGCTAAACGTCGATTGTCACCGTTGCCAGAAAGCCGGACAGGTCAACCGATACGCCCGCCGGCAAGCGGTCAAGGCGCAATTCCCCATATGGCCCGGCAATGTCGCGCCGGATCCGCGCAAGCATGGCCGGAAACATATCGCTATTGGCAAAGCCGCCATATTTCCTATGGCAACGGAAAGCCGCCATATCGCAATG